TTCTTACGCATTCGCTAACATAGGACTAGTAGCCGCCGCATGGGAAAAATGAAAGAAAAATATCACTTTCCAATTGCAACGAAAGTAGTGGACTATTGTTTCGATTACTTTCAGTTGGAAGATGTGAATGTCGATATTGAACTGTACTCTAATTACAAGTCTCTCAAGTGTTGGGGAGACTCAGAACAGATCAGTGATACTAGGTATCGCATTCGTATCTGTACCGATCAGTCTCTCCGTGATTTTGTCGCTACTGTCTGCCATGAAATGGTTCATGTGAATCAGTGGGTAACAAACAAGTGGAGCGGAGACGGTGAAAGAGAAGCGGAGAAGTTGCAGTATAAAATGGCTAATAAGTTTTGGAAGGAGTGGAAATGAATCTTCAATTCGTGAAAACGATGAATGACAATGCGGATCCCCGAACGGGACAAGCATGGCAAACTCTATGGGTGTCGGGTGGTGATTTCTATCTTGCATCATCCCGTCAGTGGAATACTCCTTGGGAAATCCTCGATGAGACGATGGTGTTTCGTTCGGACTCCAGTGGTAACATCCTTGACTACGGGGAACTCGCGGTGACGAAGCCTGCGAAGTGGACTGTGGATGGACATAAGGTTCTAGTGGAGGGGGCTGTGAACTCATGAGAACTATTTTCGCTAGTCTGTTCGGATCTGCGATTGGATCTTTGGTTGTAGTTATAGTTTGGTCTAAATACCAAGATCAAATTATGCATTGGGTGAATTCACAAGTTTCAAAGTACGAGGATAAGAAAAATGCCAGAAACCATTCAGTGGGAAGTTCCTGACGAGGGATATGATAGGGTTGAAAAGTTAGAGAAGATCATCGAAGAGATTCAGAAGATGATTGATGATTCCCATTGGGATTCTCATACTACTGAGTATCTTGATGAAGAGGACGAAGGTTGGTTTGAAACCTACGATCCGGATGATATGTGAAAAAAAAATTTGAAAATCGTTATGGTTTTCGGAGGTGTTGAAATGATTCCAGATTTTGATGATGCGTTTAATCACTGGCTCTCTAAATGTAGGGAGATTGTGCAAGCAGACGGAAGGGGTGAAATGGGTTACGATCTAACCTACTCCGAAGGACGTAAATATATGAAAGTTATAATGACGGTTCAGCCATCGAATCCGAATCATAATATGCAAAGATCCTCTTGGGCGTTTATTGATAAAACAAATGGCGACGTATTAAAGTGTGCCAGTTGGAAAGCGCCAGCCAAACATGCTCGGGGAAATTTGATGGATGAATTTGATGGATTGCAGTTTATTCAGTGGACAGGTCCCATGTATCTTGATACAATTAGGAGGTAACAAGGAGACACTACCATGATTCAAGTCGATAAACTAGTCCGAGACAACGTGTGCAAGAACCTCGAAAAGAAGGGGATTGCGAAGACCGTCGAATGTCATACCGTGGAGGGACGCGAGTATCAGACGTATCTCTTCTCAAAGTTGATGGAGGAATGTGCCGAGGTCATCGGTGCGAACACCAAGCAACAACGTATGGAAGAGATCGGCGATCTTGAGCAAGTGATCGACGCGATCAAGGAACACTTTGGAATTGACAGAAAGGAATGCTCGTACAGCCGAGTCGAGAAGTATACCACTCACGGTGGTTTCTATAACGGTGTGGTTATGACGGGGATTGAATACAATGACTGATAGAATTTTTGAAATCGAATACAACGAAGATCAGAAGACCACTCGCAAGGAGTACAAGGACAAGAAGTCCGGTCGTACTCAAATGAAAAAGGTTCAGGTAAAGAACCCCAAGTGCTGGATGATCGTCACCACTACGGGCGACACTCCTCTTCGTCCGGGTATGTGGTTGGATGAGAGACAGTTGAACATTCTTCGTCGGGGAAAGAAGAGCATCGTTCGTGTTGGACTCCCCGGTCAATTCAGAGTCAATCATCGGGGGTATTGATATGCCTCAGATGTGGACGAAAAGAAAATTTTGGGATGGATCAGAGGCGATATTCCTTCAGCATAATGGAGGAATGTCGTGTTATGATTTGGACTCTGATGAACTTGATGATATAATTATCAAGAAGAAGAATGAGTTGAATGATCAGATGAACCAGTGGAGAGATCTACAGGAAATTCGTGAGGAGTATATCAATGGCGAAAAGAGTAATCGATCAGTTTGATCTTGAAGCGGAGCGGGAAGGTAACGCAATCAAGGGACATACCGTGATTCGTCGCGGTTGGGGTAAGGGTATCACCAAACAACGTAACATGCACAAGCGTGGTGGTGAGATTCTCACTACTCGTATCGTCAAGAGAGAAGGGTGGTTGAAATGAGAGTTCATCCTTCTGGGATCACAATCAATCACCCCTCCACACTACCAGATGGAAGACACAATCCGGTATGGGATCACTGGCAACACAAGAGAAATGATTTCGGTATCAGCGAAGATCTTGAAACTGAATTGCTAGAGTATCAGAATTGCAAGTGTGGAATCTGTAAAATTTCATTCAAGGACATCATCATCGAGAAGCATGATACCGGAACCAATATCTTCGGACACTCATGGGAAGTCGATCATGATCCAAAGTTTGGAACGAAGAAAGATAAACCGGGACTCATTTCTGTTCGTGGTTATCTTTGTTCCGCCTGTAATAATAGACTTGCAAAATTTGAAAAGATGATCCGAGAAGGTTTGATTACTCTGGACATTTTGAAGGACGGTGAGTCTGAGTGGATTGATAATATGAAAGAATGGATTACCAATCCACCTGCACAAGTTTATATTAACGAGAGGAGTTTACTTTATGCATTGTCTTGATTGTGGTAACGAGATTCCAGAAGCACGAATGCAAGCGGTTCCTGATACTGAGTATTGTGTGAACTGTGCAGACAAGCATACCGAACCTATTATTGGTCGTATGATTTATAATCATAAGACTGCTGGTGAAGTTGTGTTTGCAAGGGGTAAAGAAAATATCCGGAGACTGAACCGGGAGTATGCGAGGGCACGATGATAGATATGTTCTTGATGGGATTTGTTTTGTGGCTTATGGTGATGGTATTGATTCTAGGATTTCTTAAAGTGGGGACATCAGAAGAGTAATGTGGATTAATCACGAAAAAGAATTTGTTTTTATCGCTGTCCCGAAGTGCGGTTCAACCTCTATTGCACACTCACTTGGGTTTACTTATTTCGACAATAAACCAAAAATCTATCATGCGTCTATTAATGATGTGAGAGAATTTGATAATAAGACGACTCATTATTTTAGTTTTGGTTTTGTTAGAAATCCTTTTGATCGTTTGGTTTCTGTTTTTATGAATGGACACCAAGATAGAGGACATTTACTGGAATGGGGAGGTGGCTTAGAATCCTATGACGGAAACTTTGAGAGGTTCGTAAAAGATTTTCCAGATTCAAAATGGGTGAGTTCTACACACTTTTTACCCTGTTCATATTTCGTCACAACAGACGAAAATGTTTCCGTGGATTTTGTGGGGAAATACGAAAACCTAAAATCCGATTTTGAAATGATTAGTGAAAGATTCAATATCAATTCAGAATTGGGTATTCATCATAAATCACAGAGAGACCGTGATTATAGAAAATACTATGATAATGAAATGATAGAGATTGTCTCTACATATTATGCAGACGATCTTGAAAACTTTGGTTATTCATATGATGGGGATTATACCAATGAATAAAAAATGTCTAATATTATCTCATGTTTGGATCTTGGATAGTCAAAGTTACAAGAAAGATGTTTTAGACTTTACAGTTAATTACTTTAGAAAACATAATCCAGATTTGTACATAATTCTAACGGGACATGGAGAACCTCCACATAATGAAACCCTTTCTATGTGTGACTATATCCACTGGACTGATTTTGATGAAACTGAAATCGGAAAGGGACATCCTAAACTTGTTCGTCACGCACTAGAACACGCAAAAGAAAAGGGATTCGATAAAGTTCTCAAACAAAGAGGGGATTGTATAAACGCAGAACCAAATATACATGACGCTTTTGATAGTTTGATGGGAGACAAGAAAATGTTGCTTACAAGTGAACATGGAGTTCTTGGTGATCTGTGTATGTACGGAGATTTGGATCTTTTTCTGGAAGGTTGGAACTTAGAAAAGTGGGATACCTCCCTAGACGGAATGGACAACTTTAATAATACTTTTTCAAATCACGATAAGATTAAATGGACGAGTATTAATGAAATGAAGTGGGTTTACCTAGATCCATATTGGGAAGAAATAAACACTAGAGAAACTTTATCTAACTTTTTAGATAATAATTTCAATTACGAAAATTACATGTGGTGGAGTAGAGTTTCTCATCGCGCCCAGTCTTGGCCTTTCCATGAATAGTTTATTTCCCGAGGTACAAGAGATCACGAAAGTATGCAAGATTTGTGGTGAAGAAAAACACATCACAGAGTTTCATAAAAACAATACTTCGTGGAATGGAAAGACCGAAGTAAATGGTGAGCGGTATCGGGATCAATGCAAAGAGTGTAGAAAGTCGGGTGCTACGAAAGATTCTGCATCTGCACAAGAAGTTATGAATTATCATAATCTCACTCGTCCGCCACTTGGGACTCCTTGTGAAAATCCATCTTGCGGGAGAACTGATGTGAAATTGTTTTGCGATCACGATCACACGAAAGACGTATCGAATCCAGAAGTTTTCAGAGGCTGGTTATGTCATCGATGTAACACTGCTCTAGGAAAATTTGGTGATAATGAAAAAGGTGTTCTAGGAATACTTGAATACCTACGAAGACCTGCTAGAATAAACAATCAAACCCTTTACGAACAGGAGTAAAAAATGGCAAAGAGTTCACAGTATTCGAAGCACGTTAATAACATGATGAAGATTGGGAGTCCCCGAAAGTCAAAGCCCAAGAAGGGAAATGCTCCCGCACGAACTTCACGAAGTGGCAGTGGTAGAAAGATTCGATAAGGAGAAAAATATGCCTATTCCAGCAAGCAGAGAAGATCTACTAAACGATCTACAGGGAAATCAATGCAGAGTTGTCTTTAAGAAAAAGGACGATACTTTGCGAACTATGATTTGTACTCTACGCGAAGATATGCTACCATCTAGGGAAGCAGAAAGTCTTACAAAGAAGCCTAAGAATGAAAGCGTTGTTCCGGTGTGGGACATTCGTAAGAAGGCTTGGAGAAGTTTTAGACTCGATAGTATCTTGGATTTTAATGTTCTTTCAGAAGAGGAGACTTCAAGTGATTGATCTACAGACGTTGGACGAATTTCGGGGACATCCGGGTGATGCACTTTCTTATGCAAAGATCGAGGCTCATATTTCAAAGCCTGATGATATGTGGGTGGCTTCTTTGATGGGACTCGATACAGAAGAAGAGATTGATGGTTTTTCGAAAGAAGAAATAAATGAAATTATTCTTTACCTTCAACATATTAGTAATCGTCTAGATACTATAGAAAAGGAAGAAGAACCAACCCTTTTTGATGGAGGAGAAGACGATGCCCAAGAAGAAACCAACACAAGAGGAGTGGGTTAATTCCCTAGTGGATACGGCAGAAGAAGCAGTTTTGGGGTATGAAAAATATTTACTAGATAAATTGTCATATCGAGAACTTGCAGTTATAATGAAACGGTTAAGAAATCTTTTACCGATGGATCAGGAGACAAAAATCGATGAGTGAATATAGACTACATGTTGACATCCCACTAGGAACGGATGAAAAGACCGCAGCCTTCAAGGCTAATCTTCTTATTCAAGAGTTCTTGGGGACACATGAAATGAACATCAAGCACCTTGATGAAAAATATAATGTAAGACAATTTAATTATAGACTCGGACACGACGAAGATCGTCAGAAATCAAACTATCTTGATGTGAACGAAAACGGTCACGCCAGTAATAAAAAGACTCGTATTCAACCGAGTTGAATTCATGGGCTTGACGCGGATGGCATTAGCAGCACCGCTTATAACGGTGTCATCGTGGGTTCGAGTCCCACCAGGCCCACTTAATCTTATGGAGAATCATTATGTCAAAATGTCCCTTTTCAGTTTTTCATAGTAAAAAAAATCGATTAGAGGAAGAGAAACCCTCAATCATAGAAGACTATACCGACAATCCATATTTGCGGGTTCGTAGGGTACATCCCACACAAGGTTCTCGTATTGTAAAGGCAAACTCTAAACTCAAAGGCCCAGATGGACAATGTGAAACTCTAGAGTGGCCTAGAAAAGATGCACTGAGTAGATGCGGACCTTATGTACATGCGAACCAAATGGGTTGGTGGTTGTTCCCCGCTGTGGATATTGATATGACATACCACGGCGATGGTGCATGGGATGTTCATGAATACACAAAGTTCGACGCGGATGCGGAACAGAAACTATATGATGATCTTCCAAAGTATGAATACAAAACGGAAGATGGTAAGACTGAAGTTTTCAGATCCCAACCAAGAGCCCATGTTAATGCTGGTTTAGCAGATAAAAATATTATTCAGATCTGGACTGGTTGTATGTTTAGAACTCCTCCGGGATGGTGTCTTCTTATTAGAAGTCCTGTCAATGCATGTGAAAGTTATAATAGACCATATCACATTCAAGAGGGAGTTATTGAATCTGACTGGATGGACTATGACATCTGGATGAATGTGGTGGTAAACAGAACTCATGAAAAAATTTCTCTTCGGCAGGATATGTGGCCACCCCTTGCACAAATTATTCCCGTCAGGAGAGAAGCATACGAAGCAAATTGGGATGTCGATGATCGAGTAATCACGGCAGATGATCCTGAGTGGGCTTCGTGGCAAGATTATAATTTTAAGAAGTGGGAACGTCAAAATGAAAAGGACAGTAAGACCTATTTCAAAGAGCGTTCAGTACAAAAGCCTAACAAAGATGTCTCTAAGGTTCTGAAGATTCGAGATAAGTATCGAGAACAGCGAGACAATCACCAAACAAAGAAGAATAAGAATGATAGTTGAAGACGGAATTAAACTAGATTATTCAGATGTCCTGATTCGTCCAAAGAGAAGTTCCCTAGTCAGTAGAAAAGATGTTTCTCTGACTAGAGACTTTTCCTTTCGGTGGGCAACTTTCATTGATACATGCATTCCACTTTGGTCTGCAAATATGGACACAACCGGAACTCTTGAAACAGCAAAGGCTTTTCAACACAGTATGTTCGGTGATGACTGGAAAGAAAGTGGAGTTGCAAATGTAGCAGTACATAAGCACTATACTTTAGATGAATGGAAAACGATTTGTTATGGTGGGGACACGAAAGAAGAAGCACAGTCCCTTCCAGAATATCCACTTCGTGCAGGTAATATGGCATTCAGTTGCGGAATGACAGATAGAGATTTTTCTCTTCTAGAGGAAATCGTAAAACTAAATGAAACTACAGATCTTGGTTTGAGATATGTTTGCATCGATGTTGCAAATGGATATACTCAATCATTTATAGAATATATTAAAAAGGTTCGCAAATGTGTAGGTACGAACATGGCGATCATCGCGGGGAATGTAGTAACCAGAGAGATGGCTGAAGCACTTCTTCTGGCAGGTGCGGATATTATCAAGGTTGGAATCGGTCCGGGATCCGCCTGCACCACACGAAAAGTGGCAGGAGTAGGATATCCACAATTATCGGCAGTAGCAGAATGCGCCGATGCAGCACATGGACTGGACGGTCATATCATGGCGGATGGTGGATGCAACTCTCCGGGTGACGTAGCAAAGGCGTTTGCAGCAGGTGCCGATTTCGTGATGATCGGTGGTATGTTCGCAGGACACGACGAGTCAGGTGGAGATGCGATCTACGATATCGATACCGGAGAATGCACCCACAAGACGTTCTATGGGATGTCTAGCAAGACTGCTATGGAGAAGCACAGCGGTGGTGTAGCAACGTACAGAGCGTCTGAGGGACGCTCTGTGACGCTCCCGTACCGTGGGAGTATCAACGGAACCCTGAATCATATATTGGGTGGTGTTCGTTCTGCGTGTACCTATGTCGGTGCAAATCGGCTGAAAGATCTGCCTAAGTGCGCCTCTTTTATTAGGGTAAACAATCAGTATAATACGGTGTTTGAGAATGTTACCCATAGTGAATAACGAAATGATTTTTGCAGTATCTGCCTGTTTTTTCTTTATCGCCAGTTTATCGATTTGGAATAGTGTAATGCAGGCAAAAGCCATTTATGAATTTAGAGAACTGGTAGAGGATACCAAAAAGAGAATGGCTAAAATGCAAGAGATCCTATATGAAGAATTAGAAAAGAGAGACGATGAATAAAATTCATTTAATATCTTACTCGGAAGATAGGATGTTTAGTTTCGCAGAATCACGAAAGAGAGTACAGAAAGAGGCTGAAGATTTCGGTGAGTTTGATAGTATAACTTTGTGCAATGAAAATGATTTGGATGATTCAGTAAAGGAAATTGTAAAACCCACTCTCGAACAACCGAGAGGTGCTGGATACTGGATCTGGAAACCATTCATAATACAGAAGAAACTCAAAGAACTGGATGAGGGTGATTTCCTAATTTATATGGATATGGGAATAACTCTCAATAAACACGCAAAGAAAAACTTTTACGATTTACTTGGTCGGGCACAGAGTTCGAATCACGGGACTATTTGTTTTGAGATAGGACACACGGAAAAACATTGGTGTGTTAAAGAAATATTTGAACACCTAGAGTGTTCGGATAACGAAACAATAAAAAATACAGATCAGTACTACGCCGGACTTCTCATTTTCTGTAAGAATAAAAACTTGATTAATTTGATAGACGAGTGGTGTGATATTGCATATAATAATCCCATGTTATTCAGTGACGAGTTAGCAGACGATCAGGATTTTGAATTCAAAGAAAACAGACACGATCAAGCAGTGTTTAGTGTTCTGAGGAAAACCAAAAATGTTCAACCCATCATTTATGATCCAATCGCTTATGATCAGTGGGAACTTCGAAAATCATATTACGAAGCAGCATTTTGGAATTTACATCTAAGGAGTTAATATGAATAGGAAACCTACAATCTATGTTGCAGGACCGATGCGTGGATATGAAAATTATAATTATCCCGCATTTGATGAAAGAGCAAAAATTCTAGAGAGATATGGATGGGCTGTAGTGAACCCAGCACAATTAGACCGACAAGAAGGAAAGCCTATGTCGGATCCGATGGCGTTTTCTCCGGATACTAATTATGAGGATCATGAATTTATGCGTTCGGCACTTAAGAGAGATATGGACGCACTGTGTGATGAGTGTACTGCCATTTATATGATGCGTGAATGGGAAAAGAGCCGTGGTGCAAAGGCAGAGTGGCACTTAGCAAAGGCACTTGGACTTGATATTTACTATGAAGTGCCTCTTCCGATTTATCCCGAATAATTTTGTTTTAGTTGTTGCAGTGGCGGTTACGGTTGGTATAATTAAAGCATGTCAACGGGACAGCACAACAAACAACACAAGGAGACACTCAGATGCGAGAGTACTGAGAATATTAAGCATGGATTATATTAAAGGTTATGTTATTATATTGAAGTCTCCTACCGCAGACACGGCCCCGCAAGGGTAGACTTAAACTAGGGAGAGTTTGACATCGTTTTCCCTCCGAAACAAACGATGTTAACATGGGTTGGGGGAAACCCCAACGCCATGAATTCAGGAGATCGTTTCTCCGACAATCAGGAATGCCTCCGTAACTCAGTTGGTAGAGTAGCGGACTTTTAATCCGCGAGTCGCTGGTTCGAGCCCAGCCGGGGGCACTTCTCACACGGTTCTTTATTGGAGATTTTTATTATGAAACACAAACTAGCAAATCTTTGCTACGGACTCGGGTTCGCGTCCATCGCTCTTTCCGCTTATGCGTACTCCTCTGCTGGAGTCGATCAAGCAACGTATGTGGGACTTTGGGTTCCTTCATTCTTCCTCGTAGGATTCTTCTTTGATAAGTTGCACGCCAATGATTGATAAACAACTACAAAGAAACTCTCTCGGAGTCATTGGACTCGGTGCTTTCTGTGGTTCCATCATGCAAGCAGCCGCAGGTGAATTTGAGAATGCAATTGTTCTTGGTATGATTGCGCCTAGTATGTTTGCCATTCGTTCAGATATTCCTTCTCTTGAAATGAGTCGTGACATTGATGATCGAGAAAACTCCATCTATCAAAGTATGGAATACAACGAGCGTGAGTGCGACACTCGCATTACCGATATGGATCGTGAAATTCACAGCCGTATCGATGACGTTGAACGCCAGATGGAAAACGAAGTTCGAGAAATTTATTCAGAAATGTCCAACAACAATGTTGACATCACTGATTGATAGAGTATAATTAATGCATAGTCGAGACGGGACAGTTAACGGTGATGTCCAGAGTTCTCAAGTCTAATTTGTTCACCGTAAGTTTACAGGAGTTTGCATAATGAACTGCAAGACCATGTCCAAGAAGCGTAAGGTAATCAACTACCTTTACAACGGTAACGGCCTCACCGCTAACGAAGCCAAGAGTCGGTTTGGTGTTTCAAACCTTCGCGCCACTATCTCTGACATCCGTGATATGGTGGAAGCCCACGGTAACTGGGAGATCACCAGCGAGACTACCAAGACTGGTAAGACTCGCTACTACATGGAGGACACCCATCCGGGTACTCGTTCCTTCGGTTTCGACAGCGAAGGCCGTCGTTTCGCTCTCTGAGTGAAAACAACTCCGGGTACTTTGGGGGTTTCCCCCATCGTACTCTTTTACAACTGAATAACATATATGCGGAAGTCATGAGCCGCGTATAGGACGGTGACTGAATATTGTTCGTCATGTGATAAAAGGTACTGTCTTCCCTGTAGTGGGGTGCTGATGCTCAAATGAGTGAAGTAGCGAGTAACTAACGCAAGGTAGGTCTGAGTAGGGTACTAATCGCCTAGCGTGAACCCGAAAAGTGGTGGTAAATGGTAATCCACCCCGTCCACGAATTACTGTCTGAGGGGAGGCGAAGCGAAAGCATCTCGCCTCCCTTCGAGACATATATAAAACTGGTATTGATGAAGACGGAATAAAATCTAAACAAGACGGGAGTTCGATTCTCCCCGCCTCCACCAGAGTTACCCTTGCATGTAGTATAGAAGCAAGACGTAATAAAACCAAAGAGAAGATTTGTGAGGGTAACTCTGATGGGGGCGAACGGAATAGATTGGTAGAAAGTAGTGAAGTTGGAGATACCCGAGAAGGCAACCTACTCGCAAATCGCGGTTGTAAAAATTAACTGGCGCAAACAATTTTGCCCTTGCTGCCTGAGCAGCGGAGATTCACCCACTTGTCAACAGAACGGGTGATGGAAAACGGGGACGAAAGTTCTCGTTTTTCTTTATACATACTATGTTATTTCATTACTTTTTATGGAGGTGTATAATGGATTTTAATTCTGAGTTATGGGAAAACCTAAAACCATCCGACAGCGTGATTCGAGGGTTGAAGGCAAGACTTAAATATTGCAGTCAAGACGTAATTTGCACTCCGGCAAATAAATGTGCCTGTGATAAAATGCTTGAAGATCTGGAAGACTCCGAAGAGTGGATCAACTCTCTTCCGGGTGAAGCAAGTACTTGCGAAACTTCAGATAGAGATTGACAACCTTAAATAACAGAGGTATAATACATGGGTGATAAGCATGGTGCTGGTAAAGGTGATCGTTACCGACCAGTAGATCAAGATCGTTATAGAGAAAACTACGAAAAGATTTTTGGAAAGGCAAACAACAATGGAAAAGATTCAAATCGTAAGACTAACAACGGGCGAAGAACTTCTCGCAAAGGCGACAGTAAATGAAGACAAGACTACAATCACCATCAAGGATGTAGCAATTCTTATCCCTGCTGGTGAAGGTAAACTTGCATTCGCTCCTTGGTGTCCATACAGTGATGTAGCAGATGGTGTGGAGATTGGTATGGAACATATCATGTTCACTGCTTCTCCTCAGTCTGAACTTGAACAGCAGTATATCTCCGCTATTAGTGGACTCGCTGTTCCACAGGAAAAGAAGATTGCAACACCCGGAGATTTCATGGCGGGTGATCTGAAACTTACTAAATGATTAGGATGTGAATTATGAATGAAAATGGTGAAGGCGTTTGTCCCGCGTTCAGTATGATTAATGGTGAAACATTTTTCCCTACAGAACTAAATGATGAATATGATCTTAATGTAATTGCATATGAAATCAATCCCGAAATGAAACTCACCTCTGGATCAGGACAGAGGGAGTGGATTAAAAACACGGGTGCTGAATATGACGACGAAGGAAAACTAGTTGGGTTTAGTGGGTATGCAAAGAAATGTCTTCCTCTCATTGCAGCAAATACCCTTGGATGGCAGGTGCTATCCGATCAGAGATATGAAGTCACATGGAATGGTGGACCTAACATCAATGATATTACTATCGTTTCTGAAGATAACAATCCAAAACTAAGTAGTCACTTCGGAACTGGTACAGTAACTTGGCATGTTGGTTATGTATTCTATACAACCAAAGGAAACTTCATGTACTGTAAAGGTCCAACCAATCATTTCAAGCACGGGATCCAAGCGTGTGAGGGTTTGATCGAAACGGACTGGTTGCCGTTTACATTTACTATGAACTGGATGATAACCAAACCAAATGAAACTATAGTATTTGAAAAGGGTGAACCCATCTGTCAGTTGTTCCCATATCCAAAGGAATATGTCGAAAACTTTGATGCAAAGATTCGCACTAAAGATAGTATGCCTACTGAGTTGAAGAAATTGTACGACTATTGGTGTCACTCTAGAGATGTATTCAACAAAGCGAAGAGAGAGCCTGGTGATTGGGAAGGTAATTACTTCAAGGGTGAAGTTCACGACAACACCAACTGCGAAGACTTAGGAAGAAAGCATTATACAACAATTAAAATGCCTAAGTTTAAAGTTCAGTCTTCCCTCGATTCATATGAGTCTGATTGATTTACTGCGCCCGTAACTCAATTGGATAGAGTAGCGGCCTTCTAAGCCGCAAGTTGCTGGTTCGAGTCCAGCCGGGCGTGTTGGAGTTTAATAATGCCACATGTAATAACAAAGTCATGCGTAGGAGTAAAGGACGGATCTTGTGTAGATGTCTGTCCAGTTGATTGTATTCATTCTGATGAGGACTCTGATCAATTTTACATAGATCCGGACACCTGCATTGATTGCGGACTGTGTGTAGATGAATGTCCAGTCAATGCAATTTATAGTGAAGAAGACCTTACTCCAGATCTTCAAAAATACATACAAATCAATTTGGATTATTTTGAAAACAAGACTTGATGGAATCTAGAATAATAAAAACTATAGATTTTGCTAGGGACATTACTATTCAAAACCCCCGTCCAAAAAAGCATACTTCAATCATTCTCAGAAAGAATGAAATAGTTTCGGTTGGAACAAACCTAAATAGAACGCATCCTCTTGCTAAAAAGTATGGTTATCTTTTTGATGAAGTGCATTCTGAGTTAGACGCTCTTCTGCGATATAAAGGACCGAAAGATAATCTGATTCTCATAAATTATAGGTTTAACAGGTTTGGTGATATGAGGATGTCCAAGCCTTGCAGAAAATGTACCCCTTGGTGTGTGGGTGTATTTGATAAAATTTGGTATACTACTAATCAAGGTATGAACGAACTAGAATTTTAAGGAGAAGTTCAATGTATTCACTCGGAGAGTCTGTAATAAATAAAAATAACCATAAGATGGCTACTGTAATATGTACAGATTCGCCTATTGATGAAAATGTTGATAGCAGTGAACAAACTGTTCGCATTCGTTATGAAGAAAGTGGACTAGAGGAATGGGTTCCTGTTTCATCAGTGGCAAACTTTCTCCTCGAAGTTGAGCCGGGTGAGGGAAATTACCTTGCAGAGTAAATGTCCTATGGTAAAATACAAGTCGCATATGATATGCGGGGTGCTTGCGATCTTGTGCCCTTTCTCTTTGATTGTGACAATACCGGCATTTTTTGGTGCTAAAAAGTTGAGGAAAAGAAATGAACATCAACGAACAGAAGTGGATTGACAGTATGACGGATAAAGCAGAAAAAGGCTTTAGTTATTACGTTTGGGAAAACAGAATGCCTGTTTCTCCCAATGATGTCATTCGTGTTTCTGGTAATCATGAATGTTTCGTCACAGGGGACACAATCAAACCACAGGATGATGCACATTGGACAGACGAGTTTGACGCATGGGTTTCTATCCGTGGATATCAAATGATTCAGAACGCTCAGTCTACAGGTGAACTCTCTAATAATAGAGAATGGGAACTTATGTTCGCAGAGTGGTACGCGAAGGATGAATCTATCGCGGGACTAGAAGAAGCGTGGCACAGTGAACGCATGGCAAAGTCTGCTGATGACGCAGGATGTTTCGACGCAATAGACGATTAATCTAAGCGGTCGTGGCGGAATGGCAGACGCAACGGACTTAAAATCCGTCGAGGGTTAACCTCATGTGGGTTCGAGTCCCACCGACCGTATTTACAGAGTGTAGCACAGTTTGGTAGTGCGTTGCGTTTGGGACGCAAAGGTCGTAGGTTCAAATCCTATCACTCTGATTTAATAGCCTCCGCCTCCACCGTATCCTCCGCCACCGCCCATCGGGGGACTGGGGGGATTGAGGGGATCGATTAAATCTTCAAATGGATCTTCCATGTCTTGGAATTCAGGCGTAGATTGAAGATTTGGATCGCTATCTTGTTGGGGAGTATCTCTCGTTGGAGGTGGCTTTGGAGGTGCTTCACCGACTTCCGCTGCAATACCCTGCTGACCGGGGTTACATCCGGCTCTCGTCATACACGCGGACACATTTCTCCAATAACCATCGGTCGATGACGACCGATGACCGCAAGGTCCCCCGTTGTGCATTCTTGCAAGATCCTCGCAAGTGCAGCATCGTAGACGTTCTATCTCACCATTTGATTTTGTATACTCATGAATTGTTTTGCCGGTGCAGTGACAGTCCTTGCTCTTGAAGTTTCTTGTATATCTTCTTCTCCAACAGTCTATAAGTTTTTCACTTTTTCGTTTCTTCTCTGCACAACACGCAGAATCACCTTTAACACATTCTCTACACAATGTCGCAGCATAATCGGGCTGGCAAACTTCACAACAATTTGCTGTGTCGTAGCCTGGCCTCGTTCCACCCGGTCCATCTCCTCCTTGAGAGTCTCCGCCTCTACATGGTCTGGTTCCCCCGCCGGATGTTCCACAAATATCTTCGATATAAGCACGCCATGATATTTGATATGGACCACAATCACAACTATTAAATGTCCCAAATTTATCACACGGATCTCCGGGGAGACAATCGTCAATACCATCACAGTTACTGTCGAATCTTTCTCTCATGGGAACGTCTTGCGGATTCCGATCCCCATCGCGGGGAACGTCGGTGTCACAATCTCCACAATCGGTTGCTTGTGCGTTACAACCTTCGTTTGGGTAGCCCCTAGATTCTTCTTCACGAATACATCCCATAAGGCAGTCAAAATTAGCACCTGTGCAGCATATATTAAGTCTAGGTCCGGGACGAACATTAACAATAGTTACTGGTTTATCGGGACCTTCTTCTAGATCTGGTGGTTGGTATATGTCAAAACCAGATGTGTCTGGGGGTTCAACGCTACCTCTAGGTGGTTCTGGGCGACTACCAAGTCCTCCCCCATCACTTCTAAAGGTGGCTTCTATTTGAATTATTAGTTCTCCACCCATTCCACTATGGTTAGAACAGAAATAGTAGAGTTTTGGTGGTGTGTTTAATGTTGGGGTTAGTTCAACTCTGGGGTTTGCTTCTGGATCAAAATCATTGTTCATAAAATCAACGTATCTTTCATATGATACTTGAATATTATTAATGATATAAGAAATTTCATCCCCATTATAAATGGAACCACCAGCGTGAGTCCCGTTCGGTGTAGTTGAGAACAAAATTGGATGTCCAGCATTTCTAAAATCGTCTAGATTAAATGAATAAGTTTCACCCACAAGAATGGTAGGTGTTGCTTGTCTTTCATCGTTTAAATAATATTTATTTGCCATTTAATCAACCTTTTCTAGTTTACACTATGTATTTCTGTTTGAGTTTTACCTGTAGCAACAAGGTCCTTTTATCCTATACAATTTACCTGTATCATTGTGTCTTACAACGAAGATATTTGCTGTCTGACCTTTAGTCGGCGACGATCCCTTTGGACATTTTCCTGCTTCCTGTCCAATAGCCCTCAGATCGAGACAGTCTCCACCGTTATTATCTGGTACAGGACCGTTGTATGGAATTGCGGAATAGGGGGATCCATCTTCATTGTCTGTAAAATCTGCTCTACAACCAGATAGAATTATATTACATTCGGGTTTTGTTGGTATAGTTACTTGGAATAGGTTTCCTGCTGCTGCTATTTGATCCTCAACTGCCTTTGATTCTGAACCATCTTCTTTTCTAACCACAATATTGAATTCTGTTTTTTCTTGTACAGCACCAACAGAGATATTAAATTGATTTGGTGGTTTGGGATATGAGTATTCTGTGGTAGTAGGTGTATCTGTGGTAACACTTCTTCTTGCAGATTTCTTCGGGGGTGTCAGTTCATATACGCGGGGAGAATAGTTTCCAACTTGTAGTTCTCCTCCCATATTTCTGTCAGCAGAGTTATAATAATAAAGAGTGGAATTTGCATCACCCTTGTTTATCTTTAGGAAAGTATATGCACCGGGAGTTCCGGGTGTTCCAATCAGTATCCTATTTGTATAGTTCTGAACTCCTCTTGCGAGACTGTCCACTGTTTTCTTAAACGCAATATAAACGCCTCGGTTACTGGGATGTGACTGATTGAATCTGTAGGTTCTTCCAGCGACAAGAACTGGTTTAGAACTTAAAACAATTTCACCATTTTCTATAGTTACATCTATTGTTCTATCTAAATCTCTTTCGTAATTTCTTTCCAGAGGAACTTCTATTTGAGAATTAGAAACAGCCGCGGATTGAATGTTTCTTACTTCAAGCCTATCACCAAGACCATCTACTATCACATTTTGAGGTCGTGCTGTTAATGCTTCCGGTGTGTTTATTGTTGTTGGATCAGAAACTACAGTTCTAGACGTTTCATCTGGTAAAATTGATGTTGTAGATCTCGGAGGACAACACGCACATCTTACATTTGAATCGTCATCGGGAGAATCCGGGAATGTAGCAAAGCCAGAACAAGAAGAGTCATATCTTTCATCACAAAAGTTTCGACTCTGATAATTAAAAAGATAATCCATGTTCATAGATCTTGCTAATGATATACACTCCCAATCATCTTTACATCCACAAGAATACACTTCATTTTGTGTAAATACATTTCCGGTTTCATCATCTTCGATTCTTTGGTTTTCTTTTAGATAAAGACAACACGTTCCTCGTCCTCCGTTGGAATTATTTTGTCTTCTTAGACTACGAACTTCTCTCAATGTGGTTTTGTCTAGTTGGTTTTCTGAGTAACCATTTCTGTATAATCTAACCGGAGTCACAGTCCCCATTAAGTCTTCTTCTTCAAGTCTGTTATTTAGTGTTATGATCTCAACACCATTTTCTACTTTATAAGAATCAACTTCGAATCTGCCTTTATTTAAGGTAGTATTTATTTCCAGTAAATCGCCCCGCAGAATAGGTCTTGCATTTCTGAATGAATACTTCGAGTCTGGACCTGTTTGGTTTCTTATCTCAAATAAACTTTTAGACTCTACTGAGGCGTTTGTTGTTGACAGTCTAGGAACTGTAGTAAAATACTTTGATTCGTATACTTCAGTTTTAGAATCTTTATTGGTTACACTTGTTACATTTGCTGTTACGGTGTTTCCGTTAAAAGATATAAGTGTAAAGGAACCACTTAAATCAGATTCTACTTTTGCTCCTCTTTCTTTTATAAAAGAGGCAGTTTCAGAGTCTATGGTAAAAGAATCTCCGGTGGACATTTTCCCAAAGAAAATTTTCAGAGTTTCTAAATCATGATCGGAGGCATGACTATAATCAAAAATTACCTCAGTGTTTGAGTTGTAAAACACCACAGTGGGTATGGTGTCTAGTGGATCATTTTTTGATATGACATCATCGGTGCTATCGGCAATAACCATACCAATAATCTCACCAGAAAAATAAATGGTGGGTTTAAAGGTACTCTTTGATCTTCTTATAGATCTTCTTTTTGCCATGATAGATCCCTATTTAATTATCAAGATCCAACATAAACAACTCTTGTCCCCGAATTACCACCGGGGGCGAGTGGTGCTGGTCCTCCGGGTGGTGGGGAAACTCCGCCACCTCCGCCACCGGCGAATGTTCTGACGAAGATTTGATTTAGATTACTAACTTCAATGAAAATCGATTCTCCGGGTTCAAGGATATATCCGTTGTTTGGACTTTGACTTACATTTCTACCACCGATAACGACATCTTGAGTAGAACTTGGAGAGTTCTTAACATTCACACCACTTCGTAGAGTCGTGTTATTTCCAAGCACCTGAGTAGAACCCGATGGTATGACTGATCCGGAAATACAAGTTTTGGGTGGATCTGATGTTACCTTCGCACGGACTTTTCCTGATCCGAGATCTATTCGAATATTATCAATATCAGAGGTGTTTGCCTTTATGGACTCTAGATTATCAACAATCCCACCATCTCTATCGGTGAGGGCAGACACAATAGCGGCATCGTTAATTTCTACGGTGTTGTTAACATTAGTGTTTAGATTGCCATCAGAGTATACTTCAACTGCTCCGTCGTTTTCACCTCGAATGATAACCGGATCATGTCCTGCACCGGCAGTAAATCCTTGAACTCTGAGTGGGGAGAATGCTGGAGCGCCGTTTGTTACCCCGACAGTGGACGATACGTTGACGGTAGCATTAATGTCCGCTCCACCGATCCAGGCTTTAAGATAACCACCAGAGAATCCTAAAGTCTCTCCTGCGGCACTTACAATTTCACTGATAACGGAGGTTCCGCCATCGGAACCATAGACTTTAACCGAATCTGTGGATGAAGTAAGAACTCTACCACCACTAATGTCAATTGAACCTGTTACTTCAACACTGTCTGTTGTATAGTTTAATGGTCTACCACCAGTAACTGCCACAGGCCAGTATTGTGCGTTTGTGGTTCCTCCAGCCGGAGGTAACGCAATATCGTCGAACGGGCTAAACTGCTTTCCGACATACAAGCCAGATGTAACACCAACCATCTGGATAGCAGAAGTTGCTAAGGTTCCCGGAGTAGCGGTGGATGAGAGACGCACATCACCCGTCACAGCGATTGCTGTCGCTCCGGGGAGTCCGAACGCAACGACTTCTAGGTTGCTCCCGTAGGTGCTTCCTGCGACTGCTAGGTATTCGATTGAACTGTTTGCAGTTAATCCAATAAGTGCCTCTGGGTTTCCTTCTTCCGCCCATGAGTAGTTTCTGTTTAACTGATATGTGATTCCGGGTGAAGTAACCACACTAACGTCAAGTGCGCCAGTTCCACCCTGAATTTGAACAGGAAGAGGTCTATTTGCAGAGACTCTTTCTGTGACGGTGGAGTCTCCCCACGCCATCTTCATGATTTGTGCATGTGCGTTTGTTAAACCGACTCCCGCAGCATGGTAGTCGGTGCCCATTGACGCTGTATTTCCACTGATGTCAATAGTGATGTTTGGATCTGTATCTGCCATTTTGGTTTAACTCCCCTGTTGGGCATATCTTCTAAAAGAGTGATTTACTAATATATATAATCCAATTTTTATCTTGAGGCCTAAAACAATGTGTTATATAATTGTGAACAGAAAGGAGGAATTATGTATGGTTGTAAGATTAGATTTTAAGAGTAAATTTTCACGGGAAGTAGAAACCTATGTTCAAGAAAACGGAGGAACTTACATCGAGGCAGTTTTAGAAATCGGTGAAAAGTTTGAGATAGAACCAGATGTTGCTGGTAAGAACTTAACAAAGCCGATTATAGAAAAGATACAAATAGAAGGCGGAGATATGAATTTGCTGCCTAGGAAAAAAAGCAAAGAATTACCTTTTAATGGTTGATTACTTTTGTTTTTACTGTACTATATACTACATCGAAGCGGGGAGTTCCCGTTAGTATTCATTTGAACGGGGTAGTTCCCCGGAACATAAAGGAAAAGCGTATGTCATTTTCAGATTTTAAAAAGCGTTCACAGAACAGCATCGAAGATCTCCAAAAGAAATTGGAGTCAACAGAAAAGAAGGAATCGTATAAGGATGATCGTTTCTGGCGTCCAGAACTGGACAGTGCTTCAAACGGTTATGCAGTAATTAGATTCCTGCCAAGTGCGGAGAATGAAGATCTCCCTTGGGCAAAGTATTACTCTCATGGTTTCCAAGGTAAGGGTGGTTGGTTCATTGAGAACTGTCCCACTACTATCGGTGGAAAGTGTCCTCTATGTGAGGTAAACAATGACCTTTGGAACAGTGGTTTGGAGTCCGACAAGGACATCGCACGACAGCGTAAGCGCCGTCTGCACTATGTTTCAAACATCTTGGTTGTTAGTGATCCTGCTAATCCTCAGAATGAGGGTAAGATCTTCCTCTACAAGTACGGTAAGAAGATCTTTGACAAGATCCAAGCCTCCATGCAACCAGAATTCCCTGATGAGGAACCAGTAAATCCCTTTGATTTCTGGGGTGGTGCAGATTTCCGACTCAAGGTTCGTAAGGTTGCAGGATTTATCAACTATGATAAGTCTGAATTCTCTGCTCCTAGTGCAGTCCTTGATGGTGATGATGCTAAGTTGGAAGAACTCTGGAAGAAGCAGTATGCACTCGCTGAATTCACAGATCCTTCAAACTTCAAGTCTTATGATGAATTGAAGAAGCGTCTTAATGACGTTCTTGGTGGAGAGGTTCGTGCCACTGAAATGGAAAACCAGAAGACAGCAGAAGATGTTGTTGATACGGTAGAAACACAAACAACCGAAAATGTAGGTGAGAGTGAAGAGTCTGATGCTCTTTCATATTTTGAAAAACTTGCAGGTGAATGAAGTTATGTGACTTCGGTTGTTTTAGGGGGGAGCAGAAATGCTCCCCCCTTTTCTTTTTATCCTAGTTTTTGACGCCACGTTGGAATCGTGTGTATCTCTCTTAATGAATCATTTATTCTTGTTGCAGAACTTGCTGATCCCATAGAATTAGGACTATCTACTTTTGGATTGGGTGGGGTTGTTATTGGTAACGGAAGCATAGACGGTGGATTTTCTTGTCTAGAGTTTGCTGCTTCAGTTTTTATTGATTGGTTTTCCATCGCACTCATTGTGGCATTTTTAGAAAGATTAGCATTTGCTTTTTCTATGGTATTTGCTTCTGCTAAAATTTGAGGAACTTTATCTAGAGGGGTTACAATTTCAGGTCCTGCTTCACCGACAATTGCTTTTGTTGCACTATCGACATAACCACCCTCTGCAAAAAAGGTGTATTCCTCTTTAGCCTGGTTGTTGATTATTCTTTCGATTTCTCTCTTCGGAACTTTCATTATGTTTGTGATGAAAGTTTTATTATTTGTTGGTGACTCAGAATCTATAAAATCTGTGTCTGAGTATGTCGTGAGAGGAGAGTAATTTACACTAGTATCATTCCGGTTTAAAACTTTGGTGTTTTTGTTTTCAAAGTTTTTGAACGATGTTTTTGCAGAGTTTACTTTATCCATACTGCTTACGTTTTTAATATTAGATACAGATCGATCTATATTATTTTTATAAAATTCGTTCTTATGCTCTCTATTTTCATTTAAGATACTATTAACTCTGTTTTGGTTACTATTGTTTGTGTTTGAAAATGAGATAGGCGAGTCGTGTTCTTGTGTAAATGTGTCGCCTGAAATCTTGTTTAAAGTGTTTGAATTCAAAGACTTCTCGAATTCCATAAAACTATTTTCGATAGATTCGACGGGATTCAGAACATCTTTAGTTTTTACTTCTGGAATATTCACCGGAGTATCTAAAAACAAGTTTACTGATTTTGATATATCTTCCTTGGTAAACGAGGGAGAGTACTCTCTCATAGAATAGTTCTTGTCAGCCTCTCTTGTGTTTCTTATAGTGTCGTATTTTTCATTCGTAATAAAATTATTTACTACCTCAGTGTTGTTGATACTATCAAGTCTTTTATTTATTTTCTCAATTGAAGTCGTGAGTGCATCAAGAGAAAATAAATCTCCATTGAAGGGAGTTACTTTACTTTCGCTGGTGGATACGAAACTGTTTTCTTCTGGCGAATCTAGTTCGGGTATCTCTATTTCTCTAGAAGGGTGAAACATATTCTCAGAAGATATAGAGGTAGAGAAGTCGAGAGAAGTTGGATTCTCCTTTATGAAGTTAGATATTTCTTCTAGTTTAGAAGTTCTATTGTCCACGGTTTCTATTTCCTGTCTTTATCTTTAGGTTTTCTTCTTCGATATAACCGATTAGCATCGATAAGTATATATCTCTTTCCCACGGAATAAGTGTTTCTAATTCATGCAGACTATATTTGTAGTGATGTGTTAAGTTCCAGCAAACGGAGTAAAATTCCCCCAGTCCTAGATGACTGAGGGTTAGCCGAAAAAATCTCCTAACCCCGACAGCACTATTTCTCTGTCAACCCCATCATTTGTTGTATAGTTTACTTTATGTTCCAGTCTGGGTGAAGTAACAAAGAAGTTTAAAATGGCGTCAAATTGTTTTTTAGTCATAGCATCCACGAACTTACTTAACTCTTCTGTTCCTATTTCGTCTGCACTTTCCTTTGCTTCCTTTGTCTCTACTGAATCTATGCAATGTAGAATCATGTCGTAGAAGTCAGATGAATTTGTGGTGTCTATATCACCACCAAATTTTTCAAGTATTCTTATAGAGGGATATTTCATGTTTACAATAACATCATCGCTTATTTTTATCGAATTGGTGTGACTTTCTGTTCTCTTCAGTTCTATTTCTTCTAGGTTAACAGAACATTCGATCTTTTCACCCGTATGTGGACAGATGATGATGGGATCCACTACTTCACCAACCGATTTTGATCGTATTTGGACAAACAGATACTCTATATCGAAAATAGGAAGAACAGAAGCATCGTTTACAGATTCAACACATGATTCTATGATGTCTTTGATTGCAAGCATGATATCATTCTTGGATTGGGTATTCTGTGCAATCAATAATATTTTTTCTTCTTTCACCAAGAATGGTCTAAATCGAGTCTTCTCCCCGGTGGAGGGAATCGTCACATCATACTTGGGAGTTTTTTCTAACAATAAAGATGATATAGTGTTCATAATTTAAAAATCTCCTAAATGGTTTCGTAAATATATTCTTTGTACCCCATTTTAACTTCGAGACGACTAAAGTCATTTTGTGAAGCAGAAGTCAATGAGATTGGCAGTAATGCAGATGGATATGGTTCAATAAGAGTAAATTTTGCTACTGGTTCTCCGTTTACATTTAACGGTTTTATAACAACAGAAGAATCCTTTGCATAGTCAGCATATTCCCTCATGGAGTCTGGTCTACTATTATAGGTTGAAATGAAATTACCCAAAATACCACCAAAAGATCCAGGCGTTAGTTTGTTAAACATTGTGTTCATCCATGCTTCAAAGAAAGTTCTCTCTCTAAAGTCATCAGATAATCCAAGGGTTAGAACGAAATCATCATTGTTATATTGCCTAGCAATTGGGATATTTCTTTCTAACCCCCAAAGGAATTCATTTTGAGTCTTTACACCTCTACCGGGAACAATTACTGAGACGATGTATGGTTTATCCAGAGATCCATTTGGACCGAAAATTTCTACATGAAACTTATTTGGTGAATGTAACTTACCAGAAAGAATTTCATTCTTTAAGTTACTAATTGAATTTGATTCTGGACCGATTGATGGCATGTGTAGTCTCCTCGATTATTTATCTATATTAGAAGATGTTCTTCTGTTAAAATAACGAATCTCCAGCCATTTTTGTGACACACTTCTTTAGCCGCTTTCCACTTTGCCTCGTTTATTGAATAACGAAGACACTCTTTTATATACACTCTTTTTTGTTTCTTTCCTCGTTCCGGAAGTTCTGTTTGTTTTTTCGGTTTCACTTCTATCATTACAGTTTCTACCGTATTGTCCGGATTTCTCTTTTCGACTAGAAAATCTGGGTAGTATCTGTGCATCTTTTTGTCTACGGGGGAATAATATGGAACTGCTAACTCTTCGCTTCCCCATCGAATAATATTTTTATTTTCGTCTAAATACTTACACATTCTTCTTTCCCACAACGAACGACATACTATGGAAGAAATGTCACCCATATACTTCGATTTATTTTTTGGATTGAAGCGTGATTTGTAAGCCATATGTATCCTTTAAACCTCATATATATTTAGTAACCACAAACTAGGAGAGTTAAAAGATGGCAGGAATAGATTCAGGAATTGCACTAGGTGACTCTATTGCTAAATACCCTCTTAATGCTGATGAGCAACAAGAGATCGAATTGTGGTTGAATATCCGTGCGTTTTCATTTACCAGACTCAAAGCATTGCGTGCTTTGGAAATTGGAAATCAAAAATGTAATATGTGGCTTCCGATGCCTACCAAAATGGAAACTGGGACATCGATTAGTTACAACATGGGACCGGCGGAAGAAGGGACTTTAACAAAAGCAATCAACTCAGTTGCAAGCATAGGATCTATTGGAGATCTTTTCACGGGTGTTCTTGGTTGGTTTGAGAGTGTCACGGGTGTTGCAAATGCTGTCGGAAAACGAGACATGGATCAAAGAGAATCAGTTTTCAATGGTGCGGGACTTAGATCACATAAATTTGATTGGACTCTTGTTCCCAAAGACGCTGAATCATCGGCAAGAATATTTTCTATGGCTTATAGGTTAAACGCTTTAGCCTACCCCGGTGCAGCGGCTCAAACATCCAGTATGTACCACCCACCTCTATTCACGTTGGGTGTTTTCCAAGGAGCAGCGGGTAGTAATGGGAAAGGTAGAACAGAATGGTCTATGGATCCTCAGTTGTGCGTCCTGAAAAGTTGTTCTATCGATAGGAGTGGAGCGGGTGCGGCCTATTCCGTTGGATCTAGTGATTTCCTCCCAGCAGTTTGGAAAATTTCTTTAGAGTTTACTGAATTCGAACCTCTTGTCAGATCTATGGTAAATGATCGACTGGTTTCAAGGTCTGTTTCCGATACCGTAGGTCTCGCAGATGCCTTTATCAATTCAATTTGAGAGTTATTAAATATGTACTTCAATAAATTACCAAAAACAGAACATACCTTTGTCTATGAGAGTGAAGGTAAAACTAAAAATATAACACTTCCTGTTGTTGATATTTTTAGAAGAGTCTCATTCACTAAAAGTTCTAAAAACAATGCGGATAATTATGAACTCTATACTATAGCAAACGGAGAAAAACCAGAAGATGTCGCTGCGAATGTCTACGGAGATCCTAGTCTGTGGTGGTTGATTCTTCTTTTCAATGATGTTTTGGATCCTTTCAATGAATGGGTTTTTGATTCGTCCTCTTTGAATGATAGGTTGGATTCTTATTATGGCGGATCTAGTTTTTATTTTACCGAACAACTAGGCGTTAATACAGATGATATTATGGTAAAGCGAGACACCTCAATAGAGGGTGGTATTGACATAGAAAAGTATGGATTTATTGGTGAATATGATCCAATCACTCATAGAGTTGATATTCGAACAAGCAAGAGTGTTGGTACTTTGAACGAGGGTGATGAGGTTTACATTTTTAGGAAAAAATCAGATGGTGGATATGCGTCTGTTGGATCATGGGGATCGACTGGTTGCTATCCCTCTTTCGCAGGGAACACATTCTGCAATGAAATTTTAGGTCCCACATCCGGAACTAATGCAACTCCATATTCCGCGCCTCTTTGTGCTACTGCCGGATCTACATTTGGTATTATACGAAAGAAAGTAGACATCTTAGAGTCTGCTGATGAATTTTTAGATTCTGTCGGGAATCCAATCAGTCCTTATTCTGGAATAACAGGAATTGCTTCTGGTGTGAACCAACCACAAGGAGATTTTTACAGAATTGGTAATATATGTGGATTAACATCATCTGTACTATATCGGTATATCGATGACAATCTCCCATCTACAATTAAAGTAAAAAATAAAGCGGCTGGAATTATAGAAGAAAATGATGCAAGAAGATCTATAAAAGTGTTGAAGATATCAGCAATTTCTCGCGTGCTTTCTGAAATAACTGCGATGTTGCGTGGCACGACCGTTCCGAGAGGAACCGTAGAGTTTATAGAGTATAACTAAACCAAGGAATTTGTAATGTCTGAAACCGGAAGAGCAACACCACAAGAGTTTAAGTTAGAGTCTGTCATTCTCGAACGATTGAACGGAGACTCTATAACAATTTTTCCTCCACCAAAAGACGATGGTGCAACCCAACAAATTTTTCAGGGAATGAATATAACCGAAGGTATTTTCGAACCAACTACAAAAGGTTCGATTACTATTCGAGATGCTTTCGATGCGTTTGAGGGATTCAATCCAATAGGAGGAGAAACCTTAAGGATAAGGGCTTTCACCCCAGACATTGAAATGCAATTACCCTCAGAAAAACATGAGATTGATTGTGTGTTTATTGTTTATGATTGTACAAAGATATCAAATGAGGCGGGTGAACAAATATCTGGACCATCGACTGGACAGGTGTTTTGGAAATTAGACTTCTGTACCCCGGAGTACTTTCTTTACAAACAAGAAGAAGGTTACTTGGAGGACGACTTCATAGGTCCAATTTCAGGAGAGGATGGATTAGTTCAACAGTTAAGAGAAAAATATTTCAATAATGAAGATGGTAAAAACAGGCAGATGCCTGAAGAAAATATAGAGGATACCGCTAACTCTATTTGGTTGAAGAAAAATAACCTGATGTACCCGTGGGGAAAGAGTAGAAGCAATCCCAGTCTGTTTAATATGATGGATAGTCTTGCTGAAAATTCAATCTCCTCAAATAATCCAAACGCAGCAAACTATCTTTTCTATAATACGACAAAAGGATATTCGTTCAGATCTGTGAACGACATGATTCTCAGTGCAGAAGAAGAACCAAGAGAATTTAAGGTAGATGTCCAGAAACCGGATGATGATACTTCGGTAGAACATGCGATAAGTATTTCTGAATTTGATCATTTATCATTGTGGAAAAATGGAGGATATAGTTCGTATTATACACTCACACGACCTTCTTTTGAGGATCCATATTTTGATCATGTAGACTTTAATGCATCACACGATAGAGTGGTTGTCGATTATCAATATCATAGAGACTTCGATAACATTGAACATATCGAAGAGTATAAATTGTTACCCGAAGATGTAAAAACTGAGAAGGAAAATGGAACTGAACTCCATGATAATATTTACGGTTATTTTGGTGAGTATCATAATAATGCAAACAGACACACAGATGTTACTAATTTAAATTACGAAGATGGATATGGAAATGTATATGGGAAGTCGGACAAGAAAACTTGGCAAACAATGTTTGACATTAATTCACTTCCTGTTTCTGATCTAAAAACGATACAGGATATAAAAGAAGAATTAGTAGAAAACAAAAAAGAGTATGCTAGAATTCGTAACTTAAGAAATAGATTTGACACCTATGAATGTAGTGTTTGTTGTTTACAGTCCCCGCCTGGTGTTACGGGATCTATAGATGAATATAAAATAGTATCGGCGGGTTCTTTTTCTGATGTTGTTAATTATGAAAGAAAAGAAGATGAAGAGGGTATCCGATTTAGAACCAGTTATGAATTTGGTGAAGGTGGAACCGGACCTTGGAATGAGACGTTAGGTGAATTTTATTATCTAAAGGACGAGGTTCCGGATTATCAGGAATATGTTCTGAATGCAGAAATAGTCCGACTAGAAATAGCACTACAGGCGAATCAACTGTTTTTAAGTAACTGCGAGGCTGGAATCGGAGGTGCGGATACCTCGGATGGTTGTCCTGATTGTGATTATGTACGAACATTAAGATGTAATGCCTGTGCCTCGGGTGATGATTTTGATTATTCTGGCACTGACGGTTGTAGTGCCACGAAACAAGAAACTCTAGCAAGAATAGATAGAATCACCAGACGATTGGATGAGTGGTATGCATACCGAGAAGAATTCCCAGAGTCGTATAGCAGAAACTGGAATAAGAAGGCTTACTTCATATCAAAACAACCAGAGAATAATAAGTTAAATAACACGATAGTTCCGGATAGTCTATTCAATGTTAAAAGTATAAAAAGAATACCTCTTCGGAATAGTAGATACGAACAGTTTGCAAGAAAATATAATGTTAAAGATGGTGAGTTGGGTGAATGGATTTATAACGCTTACTTGGGAAATAATACAGACATAGATCCTACTCAGCCGGGTGGACACCCAATATATGATCAAAAGTATATGCCCTTTGAGATGGCAGGTCCGGGTGCATATAGAGATGCTTCACAGAGGTGGTGGGGAATTGCTCAAACTGATTATGTAAATCAGTTCTGTGACATAGACTATAGGCAAGCAGGGGACGAGTTCGTCGCGGACTACAACGTATGTAGTGCCTGTTTCTCTCCGACTGCTGGATTTTATGGTGGTGTGAATGTAGATCTAACGGAAGTTGATCAATTTACATGGAGAGTTGGGACTGATTATGATCCGAGTCCATGTGGTGTCGAAAATGAAAATGGAGGTAGGGAGTACGAATCAGAAGCAGTATATCAAACCACGGATCACGGTCCTCCGTGGGGAGTAGTTGCACCTCCTTGGCATCCAAATGCTGGAGAAATTTTATTACCGGGCGGAGAGTTTGATCCATTCGTATACTCACAGAGATGGAATTTTTATCTAGACGATATTGCAGATTATACCCCCGTATCAATAAAAAGAAAAGAGGTTCAAAGTTTTGTCCGAGTTGAATTCGAACAACCAATCGGACTAGAAACATTGAATGAATTTCCAAGTGGATTCATCCGAGACGCTGGTTACGAATATTTTCTTCCGTATCTTGTGATGCTTACACCCGGACCTTATGGTAAACAAGGCGCAAGAAAAAATATTGCCGTTATTGGGATTGATCCTTATGGATTTGATGTTGCCGTGGAACCAGAAGATCCAGACTACGGTGACAACACAGACGATGAGGGAATGAACCTATATCCATCGGAAGAATGGGAAACAGAAACTCCCTACTATACCACAAGTGGAGGTAGAGGATATGATTACTATTCTGGTGGAAGATACGGACGATATGGTAGAGCATATTCAAGTAGATCGTGGAACAGAAAAGGTCATGCGTATGACACACTATATCATTCTAGTGTAAATGTATCTTCAGGCGCTCCGAACAGTTATTATCATTTCGACTACACCCCTCCACTCCCGGCATACCACAAATACAGTGGTTACTATTATGGTAACTATGGATATGGTTATAATTACTTCTATAACTGGGAATGGAACTACAACGGATATTATTATAATTACTTTACCAATTACTACTATGATGTTTGGGATTACCAAGAACCCACTCTTTCAGATACCGACTCGTTTGGTGCGGGTAACTGGTGGAGTTGGAGATGGTTCTATGGTTATAATTGGGTTTGGGGAACTGAAGCCGAATATAGAGCAGGAACCCCAGAGGAGGAAATATGGAAATATGATGCGAGCGGAAATACCGAATATGGTATGATTGAACCTCCGCAGGGACATGCTTTCTATTACCAAAGATCAAATGAGAAAAACGAATTTGGAAGAAACTTCGCTGCTCAGTTTGTAGTATTCTCTAGAAGAAATGTTAACAGTTGTGCCCAAGACGGATATAGATGTGCAAATCCCAATGGACCTGTTAGTAGTTTTGGATGTCCAGAGGATGATCCATACTGCAATTGTCCAGAAAAGTATTTGATCCCCAGAAATGAAAGGGTTGTTTCTAGAGCAGAACTTATTGATTCTGGTGTAGATGTTCCTAGTACGGGATTCCTAAATCCTCTTGAATATATTTACTTTGCAGTAGATCAAGAAAACAACATATTAGAATCCTTTGAAGGGCTGCCTGGATCCACGATTGATCAGGTTTTTGCTGGTGGATTGTTTGGGTTTACTAGTGTTCAGGAATGGTTGGATGAAAATGGATCAATTTCTGAAAAACCAACCGACGAAGATATAGAGGAAGCAAAAAGATTAACAAGAGAATGTGAACTGATAGAAGAAAATCTAGGAGATACTTGGTTAGGATGTCTTTGGAGTAATCTAGACGATCCTATAAGTTGTGGTTGTCCGGGTAGAGGAGAAGACTTCAAGAAGTATATTGAGTACACAAGATCACAATCTACTTTCTGGGACACTCCAGAAAACGTCCCTCTATTGAGAAACGCACAGATGCTTCAGTTAAACTCACAGAAGGCACTGGTGGTTGTCAATGGTGATTTTTCTCTCCAGCCGGGTGATATAATTTCTCTCCGAATTCCTCTTTCGGTAGACGCGGATAGGGAAAACACAAGAGCGTCTGGTAGATGGTTAGTTTCTCAAATCAATCACACATTCTCAACACAACAGACTCATAGAATGGTTTTATCTTTAATACGAGATACCTCTAGCGTCCCTGTTGATGAAGCATCGTGGGTTAATTGGTTTAACCCAATTATTAGTTCCTAGTCAAAGGCTTTTAGTATAAATATTCGAAAGGAGAATTGTATAAATGTCAGTAAAATATTCAGACTATGATATCGATTTTTCTTCGAATGCCTTCACTGGTGATATTTCGTTGAAAAAAGAGGCTGCTGCTATAAGGCAGTCTGTCCAAAATATCATCATGACAAAAAAAGGAGAAAAGCCTTTTAATCGAGGGTTTGGTGTCGGTATAAGAGATTATTTGTTTGAAAATATCTCCTCTAGTGAATTGGACATTGCAGTTCTCAGATCTGAAATACAAACTCAACTAATTAACTTTGAACCCAGAGTTGTGCTTGACGAAATTATTATTGATGATTCTTTGATTGATAGAAATGAATTAGGTATACAGATAACTTACAAGATTTTAAAAGAGTCAGACATATCATCCTCCCCATCCGATAGACTTAGCATATCAATAACAAAGGTAAGATAAAATGGCAGACACACCATTCATACAAATAGGAAATCTGGAATTTGAAGAGATAAAATCTTCACTGATTGATTACCTTAAAACACAAGAGATCATAAAAGACTATGAATTTGAAGGATCTGCTATACAGGTGTTGCTAGACATTTTAGCATATAACACAATGTATCAGGCTTTTTATATGAATATGGTTGCTAACGAATCATTCCTTGATACAGCACAGAGGTTGCAATCCGTTATATCACTCGTAAAGCCTCTTGGTTATGTTGTTCCGGGTAAAGTATCTGCGACAGCAACAGTAAAGGTTAGACAGGGTGGACTTGATACAGTTATTCCAAGGTACTCAAGATTCATAGGAAAAAATGAACAAGGAATTGCTTACAATTTTTATAGCAACGAATCCGTCGTTCTTGATACTGATGGTGAGGCAGATATAGATGTTTATGAAGCAAAACGTCTTGTCGCTGAAGTCCCAGTATCAATAGATCTTGGTACACAAAAGGGTTTTCTGTCCGGAATTGATATTGATCTAAGAACCCTGAAAGTTGAAGTAAAGAAAGTCGAAGATGAGGAATATGAAGAGTACTCTTACTCTTCGAACATCAATACAAATATAACAGATGAATCCAAAGTATTTTTCTTGGAAAGATCCGAATTAGGATATTTCTTAGTTTTTGCGGGAAGGCAACCAACAGGTTCTGAAGAACAGGTAGGTGTTCGGATTGGTGAGAATGATTTAGTCCGGGTTTCTTATTTAGTGAGCAGCGGAAGTGTTGGAAATAGGTGTTCTGGATTCTCTGGTGTTTCAATTCCGGGGACTGTAGAGACAGTGACAATATCATCAGGCGGATTAGATGAACCTGATCTAGAAGAAATAAAATTCTTCGCACCCAAGTGGTTTGCTGCACAAGACAGAGCAGTCACAGTTAACGACTGTAAGGCAGTTTTATCTAAAGAACTTGGACTGACAAGAGATCAGTTTAATGTATTTGGTGGTGAAGAAATAGATCCACCCTATTATGGTAGAGTCTTCTTTACTCTTGCAGGAGATCCAAACCAAAGTCTAGTTTCCGCTGCACAAGAAGCAACAAAGGTTCTTAAAGATAGATGTGTTGTTAGTATTTTACCAGAATTTATTCCTCCGTATGACATAGTAGGTTCAATTAGGGGATCGATTGAAGTTGATCAATCAAAAACAAATCTAAATGAAATTCAATTGAGATCACAGATAGTAGACTACTTTAACAAAAAATATGCATCTACAAACTTCAACACAACTTTTAGATTCTCCGACTTTAGTAATGAAATAACTTCATTAAACGAAGCATTTGTTGTGGATCCATCAAAATTATACATGGAAATTCAAGGTTTTGTTACTCCAAACAGAGTGAATTATTCTGTGAGACAGACATGCAGAGCAAGTTCTTTTAGCATGGTAAATGTAAGCACTACACTTTCCGATGATCCTGTGAACTTTGAATCTTATGGAAGTTTAAATTCTAACGGTGAGCAAAGAATAAGAGCATACAGGTACGATGATATTACAAATTTAAAAATTGTTCTCAGATCAAATGTTGGATTTTTTAATCCTTCTTCTGGATCGTTTACAATAGATCCTGTGGTTAATTCAAATGCTTTGTTTAGAGTTTACCCCCAACTGGCACAAGTACAATCAAAGTATGATTTACGATTAGGTGTAAATTTAAGCGATATTGAAGTAATTTCAATCTAAGGGTTTTCCATGCTAAGTTTAATTCTCAACAAGACGGCAAAAAATATTGCTTACAAGATGCTTAATCTTGAAGAGCAGTTATCTGGTAATTTCCACCCCCAGATAAAAAGCGAGCCTTCTGTTATTGATATTAAACATCTATTCCCACAGTGGATCATGGACAGGTACTCTACTGCATCTAATGTAAATTCTTTTATGGTAAACTTTGTTCAGTCATACTATGACTGGCTTTACAGTTCTCAAGGTTATGGTTTTGGAGAGTATCAAGTAGGTTCTGTCCCGTTTCTTCAGTTATTGGACATCGACGAAACTCCAAAGGAATTTCTAAAGCATTATGTGTATTCGTATGCTCCGGGTTTTCCTGATAGTTTATTTGAATTTAGTAAAACTTCCACAAATGAAAATATTGAGTTCGTTCGTAATTTCATAAGAGGAGTTAGAAATGATTTTTATCAGAAAAAGGGAACAGAGGAGTCTTACGAATATTTCTTTAGAACATTATATGGTGTTGAAAAATTCGACGGAAATTGGATCGAGTATCCCAAAAAATATATTCTTCGATTAAACGGTGGGGTTCCTTATGGAATGCAAAGCGGTATCTTCGAGGATCTTTCTCCCACATGGGAGGCTGGACTTGGTTGGAGGGATCCGTTTGGTAGTCCTGACGAAATTGGATCCGGACTAGATTATGATTACATAGGAAACTTAAACTATAGTGCTTTGAATGTTCATGTCATTCAGGATAGTTACTGGTATCAGGATTTTTCTTATATCATAAAAACCGATGACAGTGGAAATACAACAGACGAAAATGGAAATCCAATTTATGTAGATACTCTGAAAGAGTTGCTGCATCCGGCAGGTCTACAGCCTTTTTATGAAGTAACTTTGGATGATTATACTCCCCCCGAGGACTATGACGAAGATTTCAATATATGCGAAGAGCCATTTTTAGGTAATTATTTTCCTTATAGATTGTCCTCAACGGAATCTGTAGGATTTACGTCATGTGTGGGGTGTAGTGGAAGTCCATATGCATATGATGGTTTAGGATATGAACACGCAGTGGAAGATGGAATTTCTGGGTTTAGTGGAGCAACCTTCAATATGCCTACACACTTCTTCCCCAACTGGTCTAGAGGAATAAGTTGCGAGAGAATTGGGAACGTAGAAGATCCATATTGTGTAGGCGTTCGTGAGTTTGGAAACATATATATTGGTGACCTTGTTTTCTTATGTAATGCGGACGAGAGTCCAAACTTCGGAAGAACTGGTTGTACCGGACCTAGACCTGAAGAGGTCACTAACGATTGTAACGCAGGACAATGTTGGCACTGCTAAAGGATAAATAGATGTCTAGATATGCTTCTTCAAAAAATTCACCTAACAATTTCTCGGCAGATAAAGCCAGAAGAACCTTTGAACAAATTGCATTGGATAACAATGAACAGTTTGGGTTCGTTATTGCGGGTGATGTAGCAGAGACTTCAACGACTAACACCCAAGAAGATGCATCTACTATTTTAGAAAAATTAGCATTCTACTCTAAGATCCGAGAATCAGATGTAAGTATGGTGGGTGAACGAAATGATTTTAAAATAGGAAATGTTTATAATCACTGGTCATCTGTTTTAGAAAATAACAGAACACACTATGCACTAAATACAGCAAACGATACAGTATATTTGTGTATACGAGGAGCCAATAATCCTTTCTGGAGATTGGATCTTGAATCAAAGTCTTCTTTCACATCTACTCCATCAGATTTATGCACCACTCAATATCCAGATGATTCCATATGGAGAGGATTGTACAAAATTAATTCTAACCAGATGCTTTCCCATCTAGGTAAGAGTCTACCGTTTCGAACCATTACAGACGAGGAAAGAAGCACTCGGTATTTTGATACATCAGATCCAGCAACAGAGGCTGCACAAATATGCGGAACAGGTAGAGAAAAGGTTAGTGGAACGTGTTGCTTGTTTCACAAACGGGGACACATAGACGCGGTTACTGGTGTTACTTTTTCTCCCGGAGACTTCTTCAAGTGCGATTGCACTAAATGTTATAAATGTTTAGACATGGCAAAAAGATTAGACATGAACTATATCTTTAACAGCATGGGGGTATCAGGAGCAACGCAGGATAGATGTCTTGGTTGTGACACAGAAACTTTCCCAACAAATTGCGGTGCCTGTCCATGCACATACTCACAGCAGACAGATAGACAGAAGATTGTAGATAATGCAAAGTTAAATCCAAACACATCAATAGGAACATTCAGTAAGATAATAAATGAATGTGATGATGTGGGTGGTCAAATCATTTCTATGTTTATTGATTTTAGTAACATGACAAAGAACCAACTAAAACTCAAAGGGACTGGACCTGGTTTAAGTTGGCCTCTTACCATAACAAGTGAAAGTGGATCCGAAGCACAATGGGAAGTTGTGGGATACACAGAAGATCAGGGGAGAAACTGGTATGCATCTGGACTGAAAAAAGTTTCAGAGGGATTTAATTATGTAAATGCTTCTGTAACAAACTTAAATGATATTTTTGAAAATGGATTCTCTGCAAGTAGATTACAGGTAAACATTAGTCCACTTGGTGGGTTTATCGAAAACATTGAAAATATTATTTCTAATGTCCGGGTTCAAATTTCAAAATCATTCAGAAGCAGTTATCTTCGAGAAACTCTAGGTAGTGACATAACATCTTTGGGTAGAGTTGGGGTTGTTAAAAACGTGACTGTTGACGGAGGACGAAGAGTTCTTGGTTATGGAACAAATGCAAACGAAACTGTAGACAAAAGACTCACCACAAAAGTAACTGCAACACCATCAACAACTACTGCTAGTTCTGGAAAGGGTTCTAAGTTTACTTTACAGAAGGGGACTACGGTTACTCTACAAACACAAACAGTTTCATCTTCCACAAAGGCTTCATCCTATTCAGCCACTCAATTTGCTACATCTAAGACAAACGCATCGGACTCTTCGAAGGTTGACCTAGAACTACATGTTACACAGCCTGAAACTATATTAGACACAACCACTATAACGGACAAAACTGCAAACATAACTTATACTTTAGACAAAGACAGTATTTCTGTTCCGAGAGATAATAGTGGTGGTGTTATTGATGTTGGTAGTGGAGCATTCTTAACAACTAAGAATGTTGGATGGAATATTCCTCCCGAAAGAGGAACAGGTCAAAGTGCAGAAAGAAGTTTCAGAGTTGTGATTACTCTCTAGATAACAAGGAAATATTAAAATGCCAACAGATAGAATAATAGAACCGTTAAGTGAAGACTTACCTCTCACCCCCCCTCCTCATCTCAGCAGAGTTACACAACACGAACTCTCTGCGGATCTGTCCGATGGTGGATCAAAAAACTATAAGCATGTAGCGTTTAGACCTGGATACGCTTTACAGGCAGCAGAGTTAAATGAATTGCAGGAGCAGTTTCAACTGCAAATGACTCTTACGATGAACATGTATCATAACTGGATCACATCTTCACGACCTGCTCTTTGGAATACTTCATCAGAACTAACCACTGGTTTGGGTAATACTCCTTTTGATGGAACTGGAGAATACACACTTTCTGCTCCGGGATGGAAGGGAACATGTCCACTGTTTCCTTTTGATTCTCCCTACACTCCCGGAGGATCAACTAATCTTGTAGACGTAGAACCAGATGCAGCGGGTGGAATATCCATATCATTTAGACCTGGTTGGTTTTTGACTGAACTTCAAGCACAAGAAGATCCCGGTGAAGATATTTCTGCAATCAGTGGTTTAAAGTATTGGGTTTATAACAATATACCAATAACAGATTCATCTCTGATTTTTCCTGCACCCCCATCTCTTACATACGTTGGATTTCGCGTAAGTTCTTCTTATGTTTGTCCCGACGAAGATTCTAGTCTGTATGATAACGCGGGACCGTACTCTACCGGAAATCCTGCAACTGGTGGTGCATGTAGATATCAACTGAGACTTGATTCTACCACATTCGCCGAAGAGGGTGATCCACTGGAAGGAAATGTAAGTAAAGTTCTTAAGATAGATCCATCAGATAGAAGTATTCGGTACATGAATAATTTACTCATAACAACGTATTGACGGTAAATGAGTATAAATACACATAAAGAGGCTAACTAAATGGCAAATGTAGACGACAACAATTACCAAATAACAAATCTGACTTCCACCACTACCTTCTATGATTGGGTTAATCATTATAACCAAAACATAGTCGGGAAGTTGAACAACATCAAAGTCTTTGATGGGCTATCTGGTGATGGTGTCGATTTTACATTGGGCACAGTTGCATCCAATGATCCAGTTGGAGGTGCTACAACAGGGAATGACTTAGCCGCAGGTATATTCAGAGCCAGTATATCAGACACAATTCCTAAAGGCGTAACCTTCGAAGGTGATATGTCTGTTCTTGGGGAACTTAAGTTTCGTCCTGATAAAACGGAAATACCTAATACAAGATTCCGAATGTATGGACAAACTGCTGGATTTACTTTTGGTATGGTTGTTCGAGTTGGTGGAACAGCAGGAATTACATATGCAAGAGCAAACGGAAAGGCTGCATCCGAAGCAATCGGAATTGTTGCTGGAGTTACGTTTGACGGAACTGATAATCCAAATACAAACTATATTGAAATTGCAACCTCTGGTGTTATCGAAGGATCGTTTAATCGTGTTGATGCGAGACAATCCTCTTCGGGTGAGGGCGACAACACCGAAGGTATTACCTACCATCCGGGATGTGCTTACTTCCTAGATGTTGAAACTGGTGGTGGACTTACATCAGGAGAACCGATTGTATCTGGACAAGTATCGAAACCAATGATTGTTGGTATCACATACGACGACAGGGGATCAAACGAAGACAATCCAACTTCGAAGATTGCAATAGTAAACTATAGAGGACAATATTTATCCACGGGATTATCTGGTTCTGTTGCTGGTGCTACTGCAAACAGTAATATGTTTACCGTCCTTCTTGAAGGTGCAGATGCTTCACATACGTTAACCGAAGGTAAGGTGGTAGGATACAAGCCTGGAATTGAAACCGGATTCGGTGGATGGTTTGAATATACAAACAACTACGCAGATCTAGAGTATGCAATAGGTATCGTAGCAAATAGTTTTGCTGTAGGATCAACTCAGTACATTCAAGTCATTGGTGGTGGATTACTCGACGGTTACAACAACTTAAATTCCTCGTATGGACTTCAGTATATTGGTTTGGACGGAAAATTAACTGGAGTTCCACCCGGCGGTGTGGTTAAACCGTTCGCCTTCTCTTGGAAGTCTGGTGGAGATGATAAAGCATTCGTTATAAACCAACAATCATATGGTGAGTATGACGAAGAGGGTGGTTTCTTAAGATCTGGTGGAGGCGGCGGATTCGGTGGTAATTATAGACTTGGTAACAACCGGGGCGCCACTTATGGACAAGCAATTCAGCCTAATGTTCTAATCAATGGTGGGTTTGATATCTGGCAAAGAGGTGTGGGTATCAATCCTTATGGAGTTACCGGAACAAAATTCCTCGCAGATAGATGGGTTCGAGTAGACGGTATCACTGCAAAGGAAGGCTCATCGAAACAAGCAGGAACATATACAGATGGTGTTCCAACCATTCAGAGAATGACTTTCGATAAACCAGAAACAAACATTGAGGGCGATCCCACATACTATCTTCGAACTAAACATAGAGTTAGTGGATCCAGTGGACCTGCCGGTGATCATGTTTATCTTGTAAACAGAATTGAAAATAATGAAACTCTTTCCGGTGAAGATGTTACACTTTCCTTCTATGCGAAATGTGGTGTTACAGGTTCTACTTTAGGATTTGTGGTATCCCAGTATGATGGAACGGACAAAACAGTAACATCCATTGGAAAGTGGACTCAAGGATTTACTTATGATGATGGACTAGTTCGAGTAGGAACTCAGTGGCAAAAATTCTCAATTGGATTTACCGTGCCTCCTATTAGCACAACATCTGATGAGAGTTTTGTGGATATCGGATTTGATGTTACTAACACCAATTCACAACTAGATCTTGCTCAGGTTAAATTAGAGAGAGGATATGTTCCAACCATATTCGAACCTGTTAACCTGAGACTAGAGTACGATGGATGTAAGAGATACTATCAGAGAACATATTCTGCTCAACAAGAAACACATAGTAGAACAATGCATCCAGATGGAGTTTCGCCACTACCAACAGTTCTTGATATTCTAACAACTCCAAGTATGACGAACTATCATAGATTCCCGATTCAAATGAGAAACACTCCTTTGGTAACTTTCTTCTCACCGGAATCTGGACGTACAGGCGATGCTTATAATAGAACCGTTGCCAAGGATCTTCGACTAACATCGGGAACTGGTAGAGATGGAAATTACAGATCAGCACCGACAGGAGCAGATACTATTCGATCAGAATTTGCCACCGAGGATGGAATGAAAATATTCTTGAATGGTGGGATTGTGTTGTGGGATGATGTGTCAATTCACTACACTGCCGATGCAGACTTCAACCACGATACACAATAATCCGGAGATAATATATGTCATCTTGTAATAATAGTTCAAACATAGCAGGTAACTTAACAATCAACAGCCTTCAGGCTGTTGGTAGTAGGTTAATAACCGTTATTCCAAACACAAATACTATCAAGGGTGGTGTTCAAAGTGGCGTTACCGCAGGTGACGTACTTCGGTATGATGTTATCACGGAACCTAATATATATGTTAAGGCTCAAGCAAATGATCCTGCAACATCTGAAGTCGTGGGTGTAGTTGAAAGTGTAAATGATAATGATGTTTATCTTGTTCTTTCCGGACAGATGAAATTTCCAACAGGGGCGTTTGCAAAAATAGATCCAGATGGACCAGAAGGACCGCAAGGTTCAACTGGTGGTGCCGGTGGAAATGATATTTATTTCTTGAGTTCTGCCACTGGAGGACTGCTTCAAAATATTGCTCCCAATCAACCCACTGAAATTGTTAAACCTGTACTACAGATGGCAGACAATGGTGACTATAACGCAGTAGTACAAAACTACATTGGTTATCAAGTTGGTGGAAATGTTGTAGCAAGTGAAGAGGATGGATCTGGTAATGATGACACTCTCAAAATCGCATCCTTCATCGATAACGGAAGTGAGTTTCTTGGTGGTGGATTCATTCGAGCAGATAAATCTCATGTTTTAGATCCTTTCACATACTCTAACTTTTATAAGAAGGTTGGGATTCAGTATGGACATGTTGTTAGAATAAAAATAGATAATCAGAAAAATAGCAGTGTAAGTGCTTCAGTTTCTAATAGACAAGCAGCATATCAGATGAAGACTGGAAATGTAACTATCTCCGGGAACATTAGATATATTTCACCAGATGAAATAGAAGTAGATGTTAAAGATCATGGAAATGATACATTCTCGACAGATTCGAAACTTTATATCAGCGGAAAGTCATACGGAAACCCAGTTTCGGTTGAACTGATTGGAATCAGAACTCCAATCATAACCAATCCATCGAATGGGTTCGTACTGAAAACTGATAATGGTCAAATTGTACCCAACAGTGTGATTTACGGACTGAAGATATCAAGCACAATTGGAGTAACAATTCCAGACACAGTATCAGTGACAAATCTTGAGGTTACGAATAAACTATCTGCTGTGTCCACGGATAAAGGAAAAACAATAACCGATGTGGTTGCTTTGATAGATAATTTGAATACCGACAACAAGGACAGCAGAAGTAAATTAAACACTTCGGCGACTGACAATACTGCATACATATCTACAACTAGTTGAGGTAATAACACATGCCATTATTTGTAGGTAGCAGTCATTTCAAGATAATAGGTGCGACTGGTCCAACCGGAGCGACTGGAGCAACAGGTCCAACCGGACCTACAGGTCCTACTGGTAATGGTTATACTGGTGCTGATGGTTATACCGGATATGGCATGACTGGTTTTGGTGGTATAGTTCTTGGAACAAAACTGGTTGACGGATTCCTATACCAAGAGTTTTTCACTGACTCTGAAAATAAAGGTGTCACCTCCTCATATACAACACCAAATGTTCTTAGAGGTCCTACTGGAAATGTGCAAACCATAGTAGGTGGTGGTAATACATTCGATGAACATATAGGTGAGGGTGTAGGGGCATATTTCGACAACCCAACTACAACAAGTCTTGATCTGAGAACCGTAAAGGTAATAGGTAGGAATATTTCTGGTGAACTCAGTGATGATCTCATAGAAATTAATGTTGATAGAGGACAGGGTGGATATCTAAATGCTAAGAGTGGTTCAGGAACAACCCTTGGACAACTTCTAGTTGCAACCAAAAGAACAAATACTGGCAGCGGAAATAATATTTTAACAGTTGTTGATCTAGAAGGTGCAACTGGAAGTGAATATAACGAAGAAACAAATTCTACTTCTATGAGAATGAAGAATCTTCGTGGGGGACAGGAAAGACTACTTGCCCAGAGTGGTAGTTATTCTGGTTATTGTAGAGAATTATGCATAGAGGGACAGGCTGGATTTAGTTGTGATATTCATAGAAGAACGGGAACTACCGCAGAAGGTTTAATTGTAATTGATGCGATTCAATTGGGAACAACCTACGAAGACTCAACCCCCGTAGCAGCCCCTGTTATGATTAATATATCACCACCCAAAGATATATCAGTATCATCTACATTTAAATTACTAGTTACTGGTGCAACGGGAACCACCAGTTTAGTTCCACGATGGTCTAATAACATTAAGTGGCCTTTTACTCAGAGTCCATGTTTCAGTGGTGCATCTGATTTGTTTGAATTCTTCAACATAGAAGATGTGTGGTATGGGAGAATTACTAAATGGGGAATTGAGACTGGTACAGATCAGCAGGAACTTCGAATTGGTGAGACTAATGCGGGGACAGTCAGAAGAGAGTATATATCCGCGTTAGATAGTGATTCACCTTATCCAGAACTCACCGAGCCCATTACATATTCGGATAATAAAATTGTTAGAGATAAATCTGAGTGTTTTGCGTGTAACGATTTAGATCCAACAGGATATTTAACTGCTTGTGGTGATGGACCATTTGAAGGTTCTCTTTCGGGTATAACTGGATCTTGCTGTAGTGGAGATAATTGTTCCATAGTTTCTCCTGACATATGCACGTTTATTGGAGGTTATTTTAGAGGACAGGGAACCACCTGTGAAAATGGTGCATGTGGATATGTCGGATCGTGTTGCTTCAGTGAAGATATCGGTGAAGGATCTGAAGTCATAGAATGCAAAGAACCATATAGTTTAGAGAATTGTCTAGAAGCGGGAGAGGAAAGTGCTTTTGTAAATACTACATGGAGACCTTTTGGTTGTGACGATCAACCTTGCTGCATCACTGCTCCAGAGGATCCATGTGGATCGTGCTGTGTTCATCCAGAACTTTCCGAAGTTGGGTACTGTGTTGATACAACTGCTTCTGGTTGTGACGAACTGGGTGGAAACTTCTCTATAAATTCCACATGCGATAGCACAATACCCGAAGGACAAACTCCGATATTTGAAGGACAGGAAAATTGTAATTTATGTGATTCTGTTTCCGTTTGGTGCTGTCGTCAAACATTCGGACCTTCTCAAGTTTGTGAAGGTTATAATGAAGACACTCGCTGCGGAAAAAACATATTTAGTGCAAGTGAATTAACTCCAGAACTGATTGCTTCATTGCAAGAAGAATGTAGTGCATGTGTTTGTGGTGATCCCGATCAACAGCAGTGTGGTGAAGGAACTGAAACTATTTCTGCTGTTCTCAAATATAGACCTATAAATCAGTGCAACAATTTTGGTGAAGCGGAAAATGATCCGGAGTGTCCGGGAAACACAACAGGATGTTGTGATCTAACTGATCCAAACTGTGTCGCATATTCTTTAACAAGTGGATACGTTCCTCCCGAAGGTCCCCCTCCACCTCCTCCATCGGAAGAAACAAATTGTAGTTGTGTTTGTGACGGTGGAACAAGATATCTTGCTCCCGACACGGAGGTTTACTCCCGAGCAGATGTATGTGCAGGTTGGCAGCCTGGTGATGAACAACCATGTGGTTTTACCTGTTATGAAGCATGTGATGGTTCAGGATATTGTGGTGTACCAACAAATAATTGCACAGTGGAGGAGTGTCAGCCTGAATACGGAGAGAATAGGTGCGAAGCAGCAGACGGCACTATTTTGGATTGTGTTCCTATGCATCCCGAAAGCGAAGCAGTGGATATAGATGGATTCCCCTGTAGATGTAAGGGTTGTTGTGAAGGAACTTGTGGTACTCTAAACACACCATCCGGAGGTGGTTTTTTCACACCCGATGGTGATTGTAGTGGTGGAAGTACTCCCGCTGGTTTCAGAAGACAGAACGAAAATGAGTGTAGCGGTGTTGCATCCGGAACAAACATTAATTACATAGAAGTCCCGTGTGATACAGACGAGTGGCCTGCTCCATCTAGTTTTGCTTATCATGGACTCTGTTCTTCTTCTGAGGATAGAGAACGTGGATATGAATATGTGTGTGGTACTTACGAAGTCTATCCCGAGTGTATAGATGGAGAATGTCCAGAAGAATATCCTGAAGGGTATACGGTATATACCAAAGTAAACGACTGCTCTGATGTAGAAGATAATATGGATGATCCAGCGTGGCCTAGGATTGAGGACGGAGAGTCTGCTTGTTTCTGTAATGATCATAGCAGTATCGGTTCACCTTGCTGTAGATCTTGTATATGTAAAAAGGACAAATGGAAAGATCATCCCAAGTGTCAGCCTGGCGGAAAACTAGACATTCACTGTAATAATATTTACTGTGGTTTTCCGGAGAATGATCCGAACTCGATGTGTTGTTCTAATTACGATGACGAGTCAAGAATAAATCTTAAATTGTCTCACGAAGATATAGTCAAGAGAAGTGTTCTTAATGAAAGAAACAGAAACCTTGCAGTCGATCTAAGAGATCCTAATCTAAAGTTCAGGACATCTTCAAGGCCTAAGGGTGGTGGTAAAGAAAACCCATACCAAAGAAGAAGCACACGCGATTCCGATTCTTCTAAGAGATTAGTTTCTCTGAATTACGGAGATCTATACGCCGGTGGTATTGTTGCAGGGGTATTCCGACCTGGACTAAGTACAATCTTGGGATATAAACCAAGTTTCGATGGATCAAAACAACTCCCTAGTAAAATAATGTCAGGTTCTACTGGTAGTGAAGATAATTCCAAGACATATAAAGCACAACTATATCCATCAGTGCAAGACTGGCACGCAGGAGGATTTCCTAATATTGGACTTCCATGCAACGAAAGGCAGAATGATTATCTCATAATTGTTTCTCTCGATCCAGTCGCTGTTACAGGAGACAGAGAATTAGTAAAACTATCTGAAGTAGGAAACGGAGCGACACACGAATTCTTCTGGGGAGGAACTGGTAGTTCTTGGGGACCTTTGTATAGTGATCTTCAGCAGTATAGAGATCTAAATGATGAATACTCGTCAAGAATTCTTAACTACTCAGAAGGTATTTGGTATGATGCTAAAAATCCAAAATCTGGGTTTAACCTTTATAGAAATACATATCCTTCATGTGAAAATGCAAACATCAATGGGGGACATAGAGATCCAATTCAAAGACTGTTGAATAAACCTCTACAGACAGCACATGGTTTGTGGCATAGAAACTGGGGATTGTATAACACAATCCGTGCTGTTAGTGCAGATAACGCAAACTTCATGGGATACACGGGAAGTGGTTTTGAATCATCCAATTTCTCCGGAATCACGGAAGGTTTTATCAATGCATATAGAGCGACTCAGTTATTGCCATATGGTATGACATCCGATATACAAGGAAACACAGGAAATCCAAAATCAGTTTCTAGTTGGTACTTACCAAGTCACGATGAACTTGCTTTTGTCGCAGAGAAAGTCGCTAAGGAAAACTTTAATGAATTAATAATTGACGCAGGGGGGACTCCAATTGAAGGATGGAACTGGTCGTCCACAGGTGCGTTTAGTGCATTAGAAGGAATCACTGGAGGGGTGGACGGAGTTCTAGTTCCCAACGGGAGTACAGCAGAGCCGGGTTCCGAGGCATGGTCAATCTACTTCGATCCTGCTGGTAGTAAAAATGATTTTTATGTAGGGAAAAAAGATCGTTCCACTAATAAATATCAAGTAAGGCCTATACGAATGATCCGTACAGATGGAGTATGGGCGCATCGAGGACTTACAGGAGAATCAGAATATGCTAAACTTTGGTATATGCCCCAAGTAAAAAGAGATAAGGACTTGAACTAAGATGCCCTCTATTATTGGTAGCAGTAGGATAGTTGTAACTGGAACAGTAGGACGAACTGGTCCTACTGGTCCTATCGGTCCTACTGGTGCTACGGGTAATACTGGTGAAATGGGTTCTGCTGGTATTACAGGAATTACTGGTATAGGAATTACTGGTGGTTTCTATGAGAATGGTGTTTTTCTTGGAGGCACTGGAGTAACTTTATCCAGTTCAGATAATAATGTTTTAATTTTAAAACTAGATCAAAATGGTGATACGATTGAAGTATCTGGAATTTTAGGTGCTGGTGGAGACGAAGGACTTACTTCAGATAACTTATTTTACGACATAAACAATACAATCGAGGGTGATGGATTTTATCCAATCTTCAAAGAGAGAAATGGATACACTGCCACTTTCCGAACAATCACTATATCAGGTCCGGACGTTCAGTCAGTAGTAGGAACAGATTCAATTGTAATTGCAGGTGAAACCGCAGAGCGTGCAGGTGAAACTGGAGCATTATTTTATCTCAAGGAATCTGAAGGTGGTGGTTTAACTGCCTTTGCGGCGAAAAACACCTTCTTTGTTGGGGGAACATATAATAGATTTTATACCAGGTCTCACACCAATAGACAGTTTATAACACGCGACGAAGGTAATGGTCAATTCTCCCCTTTAAGTAGTATAAATGTTTCCGGAATAGGTGGAGAGCCTTTAACATTTGCTTATATATTCACGAATGTTGCTAACGCCCTATCAAACGATTACATTCCTTTTTCTACCACACCGCAAGGAATTACACATAGCAGTTATGTTGATATAAATTCCATTCACATATTGCGGCAGAATATAAATGCAATAAGTGTTCCTACCTTCGAAGATGGTGTAGGTATGGAAGATCCTAAGAGATATGCAGTTCAAAGACCTGTTCTTCTTTTAGGATTATCCGGGGCTCAAGGTTTATTTACATCCACCAATCAGATAGCAGATGACAGGTTTGTAGTCGGTCATTCCATTGCAGGGGAACCTTCTGTTTATGGGGTTGTTGCTGGTGCAACACTATCTAATCAGGAGATTGGTTCTTGTTGTTGGTGTGAGCGTGATGAGGCTGCCTTGAGCCAATATGATTCTGGTTGTGGTGATTATGCAACTAAACTGTATTGTGATAGTGTTGGAGGGGTGTGGAAAAAAAATATATCATGTCTAGAAAGAGTTAGCGAACCAAGATGCGGATCTAATTTGGGAGTATGTTGTGTAAACAATAAATGTGTGACTGCATCTAGAGAAAGATGTGAAGATGTTTTTGCTGGTTATTTTGTTGAAGATTATACATGCGAAGAAATAAATTCTGAATTTGGTGGTTGTCCCAACTACTGTGATATTGCTGGAGCATGTTGTGTAGCAGGAGAATGTTTATCTTTAACAGAGGGTGAATGTGCATTAATTGAAAATTCAGTATACACACCCACTTCATGTGATAATGTAAACTGTTGTACACAAGCAAACTTCGTGGGTGCTTGTTGCGTTGATGAATTTTGTTACGATGAAGTAACTCCATCGACATGTTCACAGATAACATCGGCAGATGGATCCCCCGGAGTGTTTCATGGTATCGGTTCCTCTTGTATAGTCGCACCAAATAGACCGGACGGACAATGTACCCGGATCGGTGATGGAATGGACTCTTTCCTTCCCGGATGTTACTTCGAAGAATTTGGACATGGATTAGTAAATACCGGAACTGATATTATTGGTTGTTGCACCGATCCAAACTATAGACAAGTTACTTATGGGGTAGCAGGAGATTCAGAAGAGGAAGGATTATTACGTTCTGGGGAAGGAAGAACACCAGGCGATGGTAATAGAAATAACAATTCTCCTTCAGTAATATATGGGAATGTTTCTGCTGGAACTGAAGATGGGTGTAATGTCAACCCATTGGTTTCTGGAATTAAGCCTGGAGATAAACTTGGAGGAGGAACATTTGTTGGATATGTTGGATATCCTGGTCCTGCAAGTGAATATACTGGAATGATGGGTACAGGAATAACACCCAAATGCATAGAGGGTTCTTGTGTCTTTGGAGATGGAAGGACTCCGTTCTCATACTATATCTCTAGTGGACTTTATCAGAACGAATCCTGTTGGTGTGATCACACATTACCGATGTATGCAACCGATTATACGACAGAAAAAGATTACAGAACAGATCTAATAACCGGAGACATGTTAACAAACGCCTCCGGTAATTATGGTGGTAATTTAGGTAACAGAGATCAAGCAGATCATTACATGAGACAATCCATTTATGGAACTCATATGATTAAAAATAGTTCCGGTGTAGAACTGATTTATTCTGGTGATTGTGGAAATAAAAATATAAAAATTCACAGAAGATGGGCTCTTATCGTTTCTGATCACGATTCAAGTAAAAATGAAATAGAGTGGGGGATGCCTCAGAGTGCTGGGTATAGTACAGAAGAGGGAACTAGACCGCACTTAGTTGTTGGAACTTGTCCTGTCGATGGTTTACTGAACACAAGAATGTTTGATGAAACCAGTATTAACAGAGCAAACTGGTTCCAGTCTATTAACTGGACAGATGACGAGACTGTTTCATATGATTCTCTTGGTTCTATAAATGATATTGTCTTTGATACATTTAATCATACTAATTCAGAATCCAATATTACAGATATTGGTTGGGATAGTAGTGTTTCTCCTGATAATTGGAAAAAATCAGACGGTAGTTATGATATTGAAAAATGGAGAGTTGATTACAAAAACATGTGGGAGTCAAACAATCCATCAACTACAGCAGTAAGACAAGTATCTAATATAAACAATAACCAAGAAATTGATGGACATAATACGGATTATTCTGATTGGTATATTCCAAGTTCTACTGAATTGAACATTTTATATAAAGCCGTACAGGAAGGTTTAAATTCAAGCATACTGTTTAACGGAGGAACTCCAATTGTAGGAAAGCGATACTGGAGTTCTACCACAGCAAATCGATACGATAAGGTTGAAAACCAATACAAAGGAATTGATAATAACTTGGAGAAGGCGAATGGGTGGGAAAATTTACCGGGAGACTCTATCAGAACTGCCGGACATGCTCATAGTATGATATATCAAGATTTTGAAAGTGGTGAAAACACAACCACTTTCAGAAGAAATGGAGAATTATGTTCTCTTAGAGTTTGTAGAAGGATACCTGTCTATACAATGGAAATAAATACATATATAAGAAGTGATATGGGCGATTGTGATTCATGTAATTCAGAAGATTGTAACTGTTAGAACTAAGGGAATATGATGGTTATAAGAGGAAGTAGCACAATAAGACCACCCGGATCTATTGCCGGACTTAGCGGACCTACCGGTCCTACTGGTCCCGCAGGTCCGTTAGGTAACACTGGTGCTACTGGTCCCACCGGAGCAACGGGAGCAACAGGTAGACATATCTTCGATGCTATATCTGACTATGTTATTGATAATAAAGAGTATCTACGAATTGTAATGTCGGACGGTACTTTTTATGATATTCCAAATGCTGATATTAGAGGATCAACTGGATCTGATGGAATAGTAGATGGTGTAACTGTCGGTACTGGTGATAACAATTTCTTCAAAACAATAAATGGTCCATCTTTTGTTTTTCGGGGACTTAGTGCCTACGGTTCAATTCAGATAGTACTAAGCGATGATGGAAAAACAATTGGTATTAGTTCCGATACCGAACCGCTGGGAATTAGTTTCCAAGGTGGTGATGGATTCTACAATGAATCAGATAAAGCAGGATCTGTATTTCTAAAATCAGGAAACTTATCCAGAAGTCAAGATGATAATGTTGCACTTGTCTATGAAGATTTTGATTCTTCTTTTGAATTGGGAAGCACAACCACGATTGGAATGCAAGGTGTTGGTGCAACTGGACATTACAACACAGATACTCCTGTAACATTTATTCGATCAATAGAGCCGGGAGAAACCGTAGGTATAACAGGTTCATACCTACCGGCAGATGTTATTGCTCCAGAAGGTGGTATATTCTTAGACACCAGATATTCACCCCTCTTTGAGATACAAACACCAATAGGTATCACTGGATTTACTGGTGACTGGCAAGATAACGAGGAATTTACTTTCACTGCAACATTCATAGGAAATGATATTTGGTCATTTCCAAATAATGTTTATTTTGATCCTGCACAGTCATTCCTAGCGTGCGGTTCAAATATTGTAACCTTCAAGACGAGAGATGCTGGAACAAGTTGGTTTGCTAGTGTTTTGGCTAGAGGGTATGATGCAGAGCGTTGTTTGGGAACTACAGACACAGGATCATGTTGCTATGTTTCAAGTGATGGTATTCCGGGTTGTATAGATTATTCTACGCAATCACAATGTGATGAGTTGAATGGATTTTTTGCTCCCCTCGAAACCTGCGAAGCAAATTGTGGATTAGAGGGTGGTGTGTGTTGTTCCGAGGGTGTGTGCATTGAAGACGTAAGCGTTCAAGAATGTGCATATTTTGGTGGATCCTACTACAATCTATTTTACTATGGTCCAAACAATACGGGAAATCCTGAAATAGATTCAACCACCGTGATTCCATTGGATGAACCTCTTCCCATTGAATGTTTAGGAACTCTACCAGATGGTTCTGGTGCTAACGGACAATTGTGTGTTGATTCATGTACAGAAGTTCATTCCTGTTGTAGAGATGGTAAGTGTATTGGTGACAGTCAAGGCTCAACAGAATTGGGTGCTATATCTAAAGCAGTTTGTAAATACGTCTACGGAGGAACACCAGTAGACGGTGCAATATGTGGTGGTGTAGACTGTTGTGATCATATCGTATACAGAGGTGCGTGTTGCGAGGACAATGCAGACGGTTTCTGTGAAGACAACGTAACACATTCAACCTGCGTTGGAACCGGAAGAACATTCATGGGTAATGGGACTTCCTGTAGTACAACTAAATGTTGTGAAAAACCGGGAAGATGTTGTGTTACTGTTAGTGTAAATCCCGATGATTGTCAAGGAAATTCCACTGCATCTCGTTGTCAAGCACTCACATTTTCCGAATGTGGTAGTGTCGGTGGTGTTTGGCTTGGATACGGAGAATGTTCCGGAGAAGAAGATTTCAATTGTGACAGTGTAGAATGTCAGGAAGGAACTCCCGGTGCTTGTTGTAAATGTATCGGTGGTCCTGCTGGTTCTTGTGCATGTGCAATATGTGTGAATTCAACTAGTACCGGATGTTCAGCAGTTAATGGATCCTTCAAGGCTGACATTCCATGTGATAATTATGGATGTCCGAGTCAAGTATGTGCGAGTGAATGTTGTACTTGTTGCAATCCTCCTCCGTTCACACCCCCAACATCACCTGCACCGGCTCCTTCGCCCGCTCCTGCACCTGCTCCTGCACCTGCTCCTGCACCGGCTCCTTCGCCCGCTCCTGCACCTGCACCTGCACCTTCGCCAGGTCCAGAGTCACCAAACTCTCCCGGACCTGGTCCCGGTCCCGGTCCCGGACCTGGTCCTGGTCCCGGACCTAGTCCCAGTTCACCCCCATCACCCTCATCACCTTCATCGCCTTCATCGCCGAGTTCACCATCACCATCGCCAGGTCCGCAACCACCTGCACCTCCACCAGAATGCAACACATGTTCATGTTGTGCTGAATGGGAGCCACAAATTTTCAATTCTCCTGGCGCTGGTCCGGCATACGATGCACCAAACTACAGCCCAAGCAATTCGGCTATCGATAATTGTTTTGGAAGTGGGGCCCCGAACTATTCCACCAACCCACCGTGGATAGGTCCTGATGGTAGTGGTTGTGATACGCCTTCTCCATCAGACTGGTTCCCACCACCATCTGTCGCTCCGATGCCTCCACAGTATCATATGACACGAACATGTAGTTCATGTGCAGCAGATATTTCAAGGGAATCTTGTGAGGGAACTACCACAATTCCAACCGCTGGTTGTAAATGTTCACCTCCGGATCCACCGGCAGCACCTGATGATGTCGTTGTGAGTCAGAGTTGTAAATTTTCGTGCGAAAGTTGTGGGGGTACAAATTATTCTCCGTTCATGGGACCGCTGGGTGTGGATCCACCCCCAATGAATCCCGGAGAAGGTGCGCCGGGTGGTCCTCCGGATGGATATCCACCCTCGTCGTCTGGACCGGGTACAATAAATCCAGCAGGATGTTATGTGCCGTGTAATTGCGCCCGAGATAACAACGCACCAATCGGTTCTCCTCAGTGGGCTCCTTCTACCGCTCCAAGTGTTTGGAACCCATCACCATTCGCTCCATTCTTAGGTCCACCTCGCAATGCACCCCATCCAAATCAACCTCCGGGTATTCCAGGTCCGGGAGATTGTATTTGCGAACCTAACGGAAACGGAATAGGTAAGATGTGTTGTGTTAACTCTTGCGGTAACTGTATAAATACACCTTCTCCACTATATGGCGATCCCGGTGGTGGTGGTGGTGGTGGTAGTCTGCCGGGACCATGTTACAATCTAATCAGTTCGGCTTTTTGTACCGGCGGAGGTCTTGATAGTAAAGTAGTAATCTCTACTAGACCACAGAAATGTATGAAATTTTCACCGAGTTCTAATAGATGTTTTTGTAACGCTTGTGGATGTAACCCAGACGGATCTGAAACTTGTAAAAATGGGGATGAAGAATGCGAAACTCAATACTGTTTCACTACTGGATCAGGATCACCGGCCGGTTCCGGACCGGGGGGACCATGTTTTGATCCCTCGGGTGGAGATGGTGTAGGTAAAGGTGGTAATCCCGGAGTGTTCGGGGAAAGAGGTCCATGCTGTCCTCCCCTCGCATATCCAGATGATGATTGGTGTACGGGTGTAATCTCCATCGATCTTGGTTCTTGTGCCCCATATGAGTGTCCTCCTTACCCCAGTCCGACGGCGGCTCAACAAGCACAGCAGGATCGGAAAGATTGTGAATTAGTGTATCAACCCCCTCCACCCGGTCCAGGTCCCGGAGGTCCTACACCAGGTCCGGGACCAGGCTTCGGTGGAGGTGGTTTCCCCATGGTCCCCCTGACTGGACCTGGTTCCGATGGAGGCGATCAATTCTTCTTTAGTCCGGACTATGCACTCGGTTCTGCTGAATTTAATACAACTTTTGAGTTATCAGATCCCATGAGCAGAAATATTAGCACTGAAGATAAGATAGATAATTCTACAGTGTCGGAAGTAAAATGTGTAAGAATTCCTACGGGTAAAAATACCTATGAAAACACATTTGTTCAATGCACAGGAACAGACGATGATCCATGTGTTAAGTATGACGCATGTGACGGAGATTAATTTATGTTTAGATCCACTATTGAATACACTGACAGACTAGCGTCCTCTGGTTGCTGCTGTGTTCCTGGCGATGATGCGTTCAAAACAACATATACAAACTGCGTTTCTTTGGGTGGTTATTTTTCACCGGCAGATGACGATGATGATTGTTCGGGTTTCGTATGTCCTGATAATGATACGAAAGGATGCTGTTGTTCGTGTTCTGCTTTAACCGCAGAACAAAGAATTGAGTGGTTAGAGGATCAAAATCAACCAAATTTTGGGCCGGTAGATGGTATCTCTCCATGTGAATGCACCCGTCTGGGTGGAAATTGGACTCCGGATGATTGTTCTGCACTCGGCGGCTCTCCATTTGGTGAACAGACACTTTGTTTCGCCCTCGGTGGTGTCGCCCCGGGCGATCCAGAAGACGTTCGATGGCCTAATGCGTGTTGTGTATACCAAGATGATGGTAGTGTTACATGCGAAAATACATGTTCACCAGAAGAATGCTCTCTAGCCGGACAACTTTCAATATACTACGACGATGGAACAGTCTGCGGATATGTTGGTCCTGATGGTCAAGCACCCAGATACTGTGAGTCTGATTCTTTTGCTCGTCTTGGTGGAACTGAAGAAGAAACTGAAAGAAGATCTGGATCATTAAGAGATCAGATTGCTGAATCCCAATCAGCATGTGTATTCATAAATAACGTCACTGGGAAAACAGAATGTACTAGAGTAAACAAATCACAGTGTGATTCTTTAGGTGGATTCTTTTCTGGTTCTGATCAGGACATGAATCCAATACAGTGTGGAGAGTTTCCTTCCAATATAAAAACAAAAAAATTAAACATATCAAAAATAACCGAAGAACAAGCAAATAGCATTCCTATCGGTGGTGACTTTTATGGACTGGGTATTTATTGTGGCATATATGAACCAGGCGTATCAGTTATTCAAGGAACAGATACCAATACAGGGATAACATCATCTTTAACATCTCCCGCAACAACAAATATTCCATCTGAAAGTAATAAGCATAAGAATGCTATTATAATTTCATACCGTGATTTTGGTTGGGGTAATTTTGGAGAGTCGAAAAATAGAACAGTAACATCATCATGGTCGGGAAAACATAACATCTATTCTTCAACCGGACTTAAAGGTGAACTTGCAAACGCTGTTAAAGACTTTCAAATAAATGGAATAGGTGGATGGACAGTTCCTTCAATTGAAGAATGTGGATTCATTCAAGAATCTTTAATGTCGGATCCAGAAACTTATTTGACGTTAACAATGGAATACATGAGAGGTAAACTGCTAACAAGTACAATAAATGATTTTAATGTCCCTTCTTTTTATACCACACTATCATCTACCATTATAAATATTGGTGGAGTTTATTATAGTAAAGGATATGCCTTTGTTCAGAGTGGTGAATATGATTCGGATAAAAAACCCAACGGTTATAGGGCCCTTGACGTTTACCCATTCGATCAGCCTAATATAATACTTGGTGGTTTAAATCAACCTATGTCAGTAAGGTTAATTAAAACAATTAAAGTTGTTAATTAAGAAGTGGAGATAGTATTATGACAGAATTCAGAAAAGAAAAAGAAGCGGAATCCACAAAGGGAATCTCTAAGAAAATAGGAATGGTTCAAAGTTTTGCCATGGCTTTAGCGTCTAGAGGATTAAATAGCAAAAAGATAAACACGGCAACAAAGCAACTTCGAGTTCTTAGTTGTTTTGGAAACAAAGATTCTGGTGGAATTCTTCCTCCGTGCGATCACCTACGAAATAGCGAAACTGAAGGTAAACACTTTTGCGGAGCGTGTGGTTGTGGGGACAGAGAACAAACTTGGTTAATTTCTGAAAGTGACAAGTACAGTAAACTAGATTACCCCAAAGTGGCATGTCCTTTGCATATGCCTGGATTTACAAATTACACAACAAGTCAACCAGATGAATCTGAATCTCCAATTACTAGAAAGTATTATATTGAACAAATTGACTATTCTATTCTAGAAAAGGTAAAGGTTGTTGTGTCAGAAGCACCCCCAGAGCCTCCGAAAGAAGAAGCGTCTGAAGAAGAACAACCAAAGTAGAAGCCTATTTTAGCACTAAGATCTCCCCTGTGTTTATACATACTATAAACTACAGGGGAGTTTCTTATGGCTAACAAACTACAATCTAGAGATGATATAATCGATTATGCTCTGAGGAAATTAGGTAGTCCTGTAACAGAGATCAATGTCGATAGACAACAATGTGAAGACAGACTAGATGATGCACTTGAGTTATTCAGAGAAAGACACTTCGATGGTGCTGAAAAGGCATTCTTTTCTCATAAGATAACAAGTGATGATATATCGAACGGGTATGTTGATACAGATGCTCTTGGAGCAATCAACGGACCGTCGGGAGATGCTCCAACAGGAAAAGACATTCTCTCCGTTGTTAGTGTTTTCCAGTTCGGTGATTTTGCAAACATAAATATGTTTGATGTCCGTTATCAAATGGCACTCACCGATTACTTTGGAATTAATCGTGGACTTGGTTCCAATGCAAGTTTGGGACTTGCTTCATATGATAGTACTAAAAGACATATAGGACTGATTCAAGATTTCTTTCAGCCACAAAAAAGAATAAGATTCAATAAAGTAACAAACAGATTACATCTTGACATGGACTGGGATCAGGAAGTTACCACATCACAGTATTTGGTAATAGAAGCATATGTGGCATTGAACCCAGATGTGTTCACTCAAATTTTTGATGATCGTTTATTAAAAGAATATATAACAGCATTAATAAAACAACAGTGGGGACAGAATCTTTCTAAGTTCGATGGAGTTCAACTTCCGGGTGGTGTATCTCTTAGGGGTAGTGATATAATGAATGAAGCCAGAGAAGAGATTCAACGTATAGAAGAAAAATTCCAATTAGAATATGAAGAACCAATAGACTTCATGACAGGATAATTCATGGCTAGAAATCCACACTTTCGAGAAAATGTTTCTAGTGAACAGAAACTCATAGAAGACCTTTCCGTTGAAATAATAAAAACAATGGGAAAGGATATGATCTATATTCCTAGAACACTGGTTAGAAAAGATGATTTATTTGGTGAAGATACCACCTCTAAATTTTCTAATGGCTATCCTATCGAAATGTATATTCAATCAGTAGATGGGTTTGAGGGTGAAGGAGACATACTCGGTAAGTTCGGTATAGAAATTAAAGATCGAGTGAGTCTAGTTGTTGCAAAGAGAAGATTCAACGAATCCGTAGGATCATATGCTAGTTTAGAAAGACCGAAAGAGGGAGACTTAATATATTTTCCCCTGAGTGACGGTTTATTCGAAATCAATTTTGTCGAACACGAAAATCCATTTTATCAACTAGGTAAGTTATATGGATACAGATTAGATTGTGAGTTGTTCACATATAGTCATGAAGACTTTGAAACTGGAGACAGTGAAATAGATGACACTGAAACTGAAAGACAGAAGGACATCGGAGAATATATTGTTCCACTCGATCCGTCTACGGGTGCTACAGCAGGAGATAATGATTCATACGAAGACTTTAAGAATGTAGACAACATATTCGACTTTACTGATAAAGATCCATTCTCGGAGGGTAATTACTGATGTTCACACCATTCTATAACGAATCCCTTCGAAAACTAGTCATTGCATTTGGATCCTTATTTAACGACCTTAGAGTCACGCGAGATGATTCAAAGGTAATACGAGTTCCTTTAGCATATGGTGCTAAGGAAAAATTCATACGAAGAATAGAAGAAGCCAGTTCGATCTCAGACAATACCGATGTTTCTATCACACTACCACGATTAGGATTTGATATTACTGCTATGTCATATGATCCTCAGAGGAAGGGAAACAAACTCAGAAAAAGAACCATGAGAGATTCTGAGACTGGGTTGTCATATTCATATGCAGAGGTTCCCTACAATGTATCATTTGGTTTGTATGCATTCAGTAGATCTATGGATGATAATCTGCAAATGATAGAACAAATACTGCCATACTTTACACCAGAGTTCAATGTAACTATAAACATGAACTCATTAAATGAAAAAGTAGATGTTCCTATTATTATGAACAGTGTACAAACCACTGAAGATTATGAAGGAGACTTTTCGGGGAGAAGAACTATTGTCACTTCTTTTGATCTTACTGCAAAATCCTATATCTATAATAGGATAAAGACTGGTAAAGTTATTCTCCAATCCACAATTGATATATTTGGTAGTCATGAAAAGTTTTATGCAGACACAGATTCAGAACAAGATATTAGAATTACAGCGACAGGTGCCTATGTGGGTGCTACCGGGACGCAGGGATATACAGCAGGTAATCGTATTTATGGACCTATAAGTTATGAGTGATAAAAAAAGTGTTAACGAAAAAATATCGGATGCTCTTGATATTGAATTTGATGAGCAAACCGAACCAATCGAATTGACTCCTGTCGATAAACCAATAAAGGAAATATCAGTACCAAAAGAGGACATACTTGCTCTTAGGGAAAAACATGCTAATAGAGATTATGCGGATGCAAGATCCAGTCTAAAAGATTTAATTGATGTTGGTAGAGATGCAGTTGATGGTATTCTAAAGGTAGCATCTGAGGGGGATCATCCAAGAGCCTATGAAGTAGCATCACAGATGCTCAAAACTGTATCTGAAATGAATAAAGATCTGATCGGTTTACATAAGCAAATGAAAGAACTAAAGAAAGAAGAAACCAACATAAATCACACAACAAACAATTCGATTTATGTCGGATCAACATCTGATCTGCAAGATCTTATTAATGAAGCGAGAAGTGCAAAGAAGGCACTCAATACTGATATAATTGATGCAGAGGTAATTGAGGATGACGGATAAAAAAATAGGATACCTTGGGAACCCAAATCTCAAACAAGAAGGTATCGAAATTGAATTTACAAAAGAACAGGTTGCTGAGTACATCAAGTGTTCTCAGGATCCTGAATATTTCATTCAGAAATACATCAAAGTAGTTTCTCTGGATGAGGGACTTGTGCCATTTAATCTATACGATTATCAAAAGAATATAGTCAAGACTATTCATAACAATAGGTTTGTAATTGCAAAACTTCCTCGTCAGTCAGGTAAGTCAACTACAGTTGTTTCCTATATTCTACATTATATTCTTTTCAATCAAAGCATGAACGTGGCTATCCTTGCTAACAAACAAGCAACCGCAAGAGAAATTTTAAGTAGATTAAAACTTGCATATGAATATCTTCCGATTTGGTTGCAGCAAGGAATTGTAGAATGGAACAAGGGATCGATTGAACTGGAGAATGGTTCTCGTATTCTTGCTTCTGCAACTTCAGCCTCTGCTGTTCGTGGTGGTTCGTTTAACATGATCTTCCTTGACGAATTTGCTCACGTTCCTACAGGAATTGCTGAAGAGTTCTTCAGTTCAGTTTATCCTACAATCACTTCAGGACAGACTACAAAAGTTCTCATGGTATCCACACCAAATGGTCTTAATATGTTTTACCACTATTGGAGAGGTGCAACAAAGGAGCAGGGTGAAGAGGGTAAGAACGAGTACATCCCAATCGAAGTTCATTGGAGTCAAGTTCCAAAATTCTCTGGAGGACCTCTTCGAGATGAAGAATGGAAACTGCAACAGATAAAGAATACAAGCGAAGATCAATTTCAAACAGAATTTGAATGTGACTTCATTGGTTCATCAAATACCCTGATATCATCTCATAAACTACACTCACTCTCTTGGGTAAAACCTGAAGTGAAAACCACCGAAGGACTCTCTATATACGAAAAGTCTAAACCAGATAGAGTTTACGTTTGTTGTGTTGATACATCTAGGGGTGTTGGGAAAGACTACAGTGCATTTGTTATTGTTGATATGACAAATACTCCATACAAAGTGGTAGCAAAGTATAGAAACAACACGATTCCTCCTATGGTATATCCTACTGTGGTGAAGAGATTATGTGAAGAATATAACAATGCATATTGTTTGGTTGAGATTAATGATATTGGGGGACAGGTTGCTGATATTCTATATGACGATCTTGAATATGAAAATGTTCTCATGACTGCGAACAAAGGGAGAAAGGGACAAACCATAAGTGGCGGTTTTGGTGGTAAGGGTGGTGTTTACTACGGGGTAAGAACTACGGTTCCGGTAAAGAAGACAGGCTGTTCTGTGCTAAAGAGTCTTATAGAAGAGGATAAGATGGTAGTGGAGGATATTGATATTGTCGGAGAACTAACAACATTTGTCGCAAAAAGAAATTCATTTGAGGCTGATGATGGACATACTGATGACTTAGTGATGTGTTTGGTTCTTTTTAGTTGGTTGACACGACAAGATTATTTTAAAAATTTAACAGACATAGATGTAAGAACTGATATCTATGAGGAAGAAATAAAAAAATTAGAAGAAAATACAATGCCGTTTGGTTTTATTAGTGGAAGTATTTACGATGAAACACAAGGGGAGTGGGATGGTAATGATCGATGGTTTGATAACAAGCCGGATCAAGAGTCGTTTTAGTACGCATACAACTAAAAAAGAGAATTCTATACATATACTGAGACAAAAGGCTCAAAATAACAATTATTTTAGTGCTAATGTGCTAATCAGATGCATCTGAACTCAAGGAGAAGACAAAAATGGCCAGACCAAATGTCACAGTAATAATAGACGATCAAAGTTTTGTAATCGCAGGTACTGAAGCGGGATCAGTAACCAGAGGCGGTTTAGTAAGCGCCCACGGTCTTGTCCAGGCGGTAGGATTTACCGGAGAACGCAAAACTGGTTTGATGACAATCGGTAGTATTTCAGACTGGGTAAATAGACTTAAGGTTAACGAACCAACTGGTGTTCAAGGCGAGGCTGATGGGTTTTCTGGTGTAGTTACTCCCGGAGGAACTGCACAGAGATGGCCTGCTGGACCTACCGGAGCATGGGCAGGTGAGTGGTGGGCAGTCCACAACTTCCTCCAGTACGGTGGAGTAGCAGTTGTTGGTGGATCTGGTGATGCCACTGCGGTATCATCTTCGACTCCAACATCTACAAACTCTCCTCTACACAGCACAGACATTCCTTTAGATGTTGTCTTCTGTGGTAATACCTACAATAGCGGTGTCGCTTCTAACTCCGCAGCCACCCGAGGTGGACTTGAATTCTTCGGAACCCCGTCCGCACTTCAGGTTAACACTGCAATTAATATCGCAACCACAAGAGGCGATTGTATTGCATTCGTTCCAATGGGTGTTACGAAAGCAGATAAAGCAACTGCTGCAACGATTTCTACTTGGGACAACGGAGCAATCACTCCACCCGCATCCGAGTTCGTAAGTGTTGTCTTCGGTAACAAAAAGCACCTTGGTGTTAGTAGAGACACTACAGAAGGTACTGAGGGACTAGTAACCACAAACTGTTCAGCAGATGCTGCCGGTTGTGCTGCTAGAACAGACAGAGACGCCGCTCCTTGGTTCTCTCCTGCTGGTACACGAAGAGGACAGATCCTTGACGTTGTTCGAATGCAGGATACACCAACCGATGCAGAGATGGATGTCATGTATGACAATGGTATTAATCCAATCATGTCTTTCCCCGGCGAAGGAACCATGTTGTTCGGAGACAAGACAAAGAAAGTAGGAACGAGTACACTCAGTCGAATTAATGTTTCTCGACTGTTCATTTTCCTTAAGAAAACGGTTGGTGCTGCTGCAAGATCCAAACTCTTTGAGTTCAATGACGAAGACACAAGAGCGTCGTTCGTCAACGCAGTAACCCCTCTAATGGAAAATATTCGTGCAAGAAGAGGTATATTTGACTTCCGAGTTGTTTGTGACGAATCAAACAACAACGCTGCTGTTATTGATTCAAACCAATTCGTTGCTGATGTATTCATCAAACCAAGCAAGTCGATTAACTTCATCAAACTTACCTTTACTAACAAGAACACGGGGGATGACCTGGGAAACTAAGTAGTGGAGGAGGGGCAACAACGCCTGGAGGAACTCAATTGAATTTCTTTACACAAGGTCCTAACTTCACACCACCAAATACTAGTACACCATAGTCCTTAAGGAGAAAAAAACATGGCAGACATGAATATTAATAAATTCAAGGCAGCACTCGACGGAAAGATGCGTCCGAATAGATACCTCGTTTCGGGTGAAGTCCCCGGATTCGGTCCTATCGATCCCGTTTTAGTCAAAGCCGCTCAGTATCCAGCAGCAAGTATTGGTATTATTCAGTTACCATATAGAGGAAGAATTGCAAAGATGCCTGGAGATAGAGCGTATCCAGAATGGACATTCAGTGTCTATGATACTAAACCAACAGAGAACAACGCGACTGGTGATCTGCGGCAGGCGTTTGAAACATGGAATAAAAGATTCAACGATCACACAACAAACTTAGCAGAGATATCAAACTTTGGTGGTGGTGCTGGTGATGGTGATGCGGATGCTAATTTCCCAGACTGGACTGTTACTCTACTAGACACCCAAGGGGTAGAAGTAAGAACTATCAGACTCAAGAGTTGTTGGCCTGTAGAAGTTGGTGCGATTGATCTTACCTACGATGCAGCAGACACTCTTACCGAGTACACTGTTACTCTTGCGTTCGATTACCTTGAAGTTGGTGCAACTAGAGGTTCTGCTTAATAGTTCATAAAAAGTGATATAAATACTAGTAGTAGTATTTCACGAAAGGATTATTATGCCCATTGAACTATTTGGATTTACGATTGGGAAACGAAAAGAGGAAGAGTTAGAACCAAAAACTCAAAGGTCTTTCGTTGCGCCTGATGAATATGATGGTACTACAACCATCGACGCCGGTGGAGTCTTCGGAACATTCGTAGACTTCGCTGGTCATATTAGAGATGAAAATCAACTCATTAATCAATACAGAGGTATGTCCTTGTTCCCAGAAGTGGATCAGGCTATCTCTGATATTGTTAGTGATTCTATTGTTCACACAGGAACTGGTAAACTTCCGGTATCAATTAACACAGACGCTTTAAATATACCAGAATCGATTAAAGGTAAAATCAATTTAGAATTTAATGAGTTGATGAGACTGTTGGAGTTCAATAAAAAGGGAACTGATATTTTTAGGCGATGGTATATTGATAGTAAATTATACTATCATATAGTCATTGACGAAAAGAATCCCACTAAGGGAATACAGGAACTTCGTGCAATTGATCCGTCTAAGATCAAAAAACTAAGAAAAATTGAAAGAGATATGGAAAAGGTTGGTATAAATCAACTACCAACTATTAAAAAGGTAGAGGAATTTTATCTTTATACAAATCAAGATAAAGACTCTAAGTACTACACTCCATCTGCTGGTATCAAGATAGCACCTGATTCGATTTGCTATGTACACTCAGGTATGGTGGATACGGGAACTAAACGTGTAGTTGGATATTTGCAGAAAGCAATTCGACCTGTAAACATGCTTCGACAGATAGAAGATGCTGTAGTAATCTATAGAATCTCCCGTGCCCCAGAAAGAAGAATCTTCTATATTGACGTTGGTAACTTACCTAAACAAAAAGCAGAACAATACATCAAAACTTTGATGAATCGGTATAGAAACAAACTAACATATGATGCCACTAGTGGTGAAGTAAGAGATGACAGAAAGCATCTGCATATGCTTGAAGATTACTGGCTTCCCCGAAGAGAAGGTGGTAGAGGCACAGAGATTTCTACTTTAGATGGTGGACAGAACTTAGGAGAAATGGAAGATGTAAATTATCTTCTAAAGAAAGTGTATCACGCACTGAATGTCCCTTCTTCTAGAATGGAAACTGAAAATGGTTTTAACATGGGAAGATCTACAGAGATCACCCGAGATGAAGTAAAATTTAGTAAATTTGTTGAACGACTCCGAAATAAATTTGCAGAGTTGTTTATGAATCTTCTTCGTGTCCAGTTAGTCTTGAAGGGTGTGATGACGGAGGATGATTGGAATAGGATTTCTTCATTCATAACTTTTGATTATGAAACTGATTCTTATTTTACGGAACTCAAGCAAACGGAAATTCTTAGAGAAAGACTAGAGATTCTTCAGTCTTTGGATGAATATATTGGAAAGTACTACTCACATGATTGGGTAAGAAGAAATATTCTTAAACAAACAGATGATGAAATAAAAATGATCGACGATCAAATACGTCAGGAACAACCAGAAGAGGGTGAAGGAGAAGAACTATGAGCATGGAAAAAATGATGACATCGTTAATCAACAACGATCAAGAACAATTTAATTCGGCGTTTGATGCTGAAGTAAAAACTAGAATTTCAAGTAAAATGCCTGATTTTGCATATAACATTACATCAGGATTAGTTTCGAGCGAAAAAGGCACACCAGAACCAGAGCCTGAAAGTATTGATACTATAAATACTACAGAACAATAAATTAGAAAAGGAATATCTCCAATGGACACAAGATTAATAGTCGCAGATATATTAGAAGGAAACCTTGGTGATGCTAAGGTAAAAACAGAATCTCTTCTCTATCAAAAGAGTGGTGAAATCCTAGAAGGTTTTTCTACTGCTGTACTAGAAGATGTTTATGGTCTATCATTGGAGTCCAAGAAGAAAGCCAAAGTCACCGACAAGGATGATGATGGTGAGGGAATGGATCCCGTTGGTGCAGAAGATGATGATATTGATAACGATGGTGACTCCGATGATTCTGATGAGTATCTAAAGAATAGACGAAAGACTGTCAAGAAAGCCATCGCAAAAGACAATGGTGATGAAGAGGAAGCAACCGAGGGATACGGTAAGAAGATGAAGAAGGAAAGTGATAATCCTGTTGATCGGATTCAAGGAAACCCATATGGGGACCTCCGTCCAAAGGGACTTGGATCCGGTAAGAAGATGAAGAAGGAAGAGGAAGAGGGAAAGAAAAAGAAGAAGGGTTCTCATAACTGTGCAAACCATGTAGAACATGCAGAGTGGGGACAAGGTATTCCTGTACACGGTGAACACGCTCCACCAGACGAAGATGGTTACATCCAGTGGTACAACGTAGAGTTTGAACATGGTATTGAAGAGCATGTGTTTACTGAAGATTTAACTATTCTAGGTGAAGGAATGCATGAAGATCACGATCACCATGACGGTGAGCAGATTGATGAAATCGCTCCTCTTGTTGGTTTAGCCGCAAAAGCACTCACAAGTAAAGCAGGACTTGCGACTGCTGGTTACATGATGGGTAAAAGTGCAGGGAAAAAGGACTGGGAGAGAAAACAAAGAATGGCAAACAGCGGTGGTGCAGGAATGGCAGAGGACATGGAAATTTACGGTGTTGATAGAGAAAAATATGCACGCATGAGTGATCAAGAAAAACAAGCGATCAAGTTAGCATATAAATCAAAGAAGGCTGTAAAGTAATGAAACTAATCACAGAAATGGTAGAAGAAGTTAGTTGCTTAGTAGAAGCAGATGAAAATGGTAATAAGAGCCATTTTATCGACGGTATCTTCATGCAAGCAGAGACTACAAACAAGAACAAGAGAATGTATCCCCTTAAGGTTCTAGCGAACGAAGTAAAAAGATACAACAAAGAGTATGTTGGTAAAAATCGTGCAATGGGTGAACTCAACCACCCACAAGGACCTACTGTAAACCTTGATCGAGTTTCTCATATCATCAAGGATCTTCGTGTAGATGGTAACGATATTTACGGAAAAGCAAAACTACTTGATACTCCAATGGGAAACATTGCAAAGAATCTAATCGACGAAGGTGCTAAATTAGGTGTATCTTCTAGAGGTATGGGATCTTTGAAAAAGAACAAAGGTGGAGTAAATGAAGTTCAAGATGACTACATGCTTTCAGCAGTGGACATTGTTGCAGATCCATCTGCTCCCGGTGCTTTTGTAAACGGTATCATGGAAGGTGCTGAATGGGTTTGGGATAATGGTGTACTTAGAGAAAAACAAATTCATGAATATCAACAAGTCATCAAGAAGTCTTCTAAGAGAGAACTAGAAGAAAATGCATTTAGGGTGTTCAAAGATTTCCTGTCAAAACTGTAAATTATATAAATATTGTGACTAATTAAAGCCAGTCAATAGGAGCATATTCATGTCAGACATTACAGATGTTGTAAAACAAATTTTAGATGAAAACTCTGAAGTAGAAACCGAAGAGACACAACTTGACGAGTATGGTGCTGCTATTGCTGGTGCTGCAAGAGCAGCAATGCCAGTAGTAAAGAAAGCGGTTACTAGTAATGCCGCAAAAAAGGTAGGTAAGGAACTGGGAACTGCGGCGGCTACAAGTGCGGCTGCTTCTCTCGCAGCGAAAGCCAAAAGCAAACTAACCAAAAAAAGGGGTGCAAATCCGATGGAAGATACTAATGTAAACGAAGCAGAAATGGGCGTTGTAAACGCAAAGTCTGAGGAAGATGCCGATCTTTATCAGGACGCAGAAGGTAAGCACGCCAAGATTGATACCGATAAGGGTACTGAAGGTAAGGACAAGAAGAACAAGGCTTCTATTGCTGGTAAAGCAAAGGGACCTGGTGCTGTCGAAACTCCTACTGCAAGTGGAACCCCAGAGGAAAGAATGGAAGATGTAATGGGTTCATTGTTCGATGGAGAAGATCTCTCCGAAGAATTTATGGAGAAAACATCTATTATCTTTGAAGCAGCCGTAAATGATCGTGTTGCAGCAATCGAAGAGGAACTTACTGAATCATATGAAAATCTCTTAGCAGAGCATATGGAAGAAGTCACCGAAGGTCTCGCAGGTAAGTTAGATGAATATCTAAACTACGTTGTAGAAAACTGGATGAGTGAAAATCAAATCGCACTCGAATCAGGTGTCCGAACAAATGTTTCTGAAAACTTCATCACTGGACTCAAGGGACTATTCGAGGCTTGTTGGATTGATGTTCCACAGGAAAAGGTTGCTGTTCTTGATGAAGTCCACGAAGCAAATGAAAGTCTTCAGGAGCAAATCAACGAACTCGTCGCGGACAATGTTGAACTTAAATCAGAACTCATTGGTTCACAGTGTGGACTAGTTTTTGCTGAGAACTGTGATGGATTAACAGATATGGAAATTGAAAAGTTTGCTTCACTCGCTGAAGGACTTGAATTCGATTCTGTTGAACAGTACGAAGAAAAGTTAAGTGTAATCAAAGAAAACTACTTCGGTGAAAACGCTTTATCCGAAGACACTTTAGAAGAAGAAACTACAAATCAAACCATCTCCGAGGAAACTGCTCCCGGTATGGAAAGATATGTAAACACAATCAGTCGTCACCTCAAAGGATAATGGCTTCCCACTGAAAGCCAACAATTTATAGATACTAGGTAGATTAAAACAAGGTAAAAAATCTAACCACAGAAATTCAAGGAGATCTACGATGTCGGAACTTAATAGAACACCATACGATCAGTTAAGCGAGAAGTGGGAGCCTGTCCTCGAACATGACTCACTACCCTCAATCTCTGATCCATATAAGAAGAAGGTAACTGCCGCTCTTCTTGAAAATCAAGAGACTGCTCTTCGTGAGCAGAACTTACAGGAAGCACCAACCAACCAAATGGGTGGTGGATTCAGCGTTTCTGCTGCTGCTTCTTCTACTGGAAACCTCGCTGGTTATGATCCAATCCTAATCAGTCTCGTTCGTCGTTCAATGCCTAACTTAATGGCATACGACATCGCTGGTGTCCAGCCCATGAGTGCCCCAACTGGTTTGATCTTCGCAATGCGTGCAAGATACGACAACCAGACTGGTGCAGAGGCTCTCTATCAGGAAGCATTCAGTAAGTTCTCCGGTGCAGGTAACACCTCCGCTGGAGCAAGCGTTCACGCAACTGGTGGTATCGATCCAACAGGTTCGCTCTCACTCGCAGGTTTCCGTGCAATGCTTACTGCAACTGCTGAAGGTCTTCAGCAAGAAGTTGCAGGTACAACTGACCTTGCTGATTCCGCTAGACAGACTAACGCATTCAAGGAAATGGCATTCAGCATCGAACGTGTTGCTGTAGAAGCCAAGACTCGCGCCCTCAAGGCTGAGTACACTACTGAACTCGCTCAGGATCTCAAGGCTGTTCACGGACTCGACGCAGAGACTGAACTCGCTAACATCCTTAGCACCGAAATCCTCGCTGAAATCAACCGCGAACTCATCCGCACTGTATACACTAGTGCTACTTCCGGTGCCCAGCAGAGCGATCTCTTCTCAACAGGTACTTACGACTTAAACATCGACTCCGATGGACGTTGGAGTGCTGAAAGATTCCGTGGACTCATGTTCCAGATCGAACGTGAAGCCAACGCAATCGCTAAGGAAACTCGTCGCGGTAAGGGT